TGAATGAAATGGCGCTGGCGTTCTTTCGGGTGCCGGACAGAGACAAACTGATCGCGAGATATCGCAGGAGAGTAAAACGATGAGCATGATCGATTACGCTAAAATCGCGCGCGTCTGCCACGAGGTGAACCGGGCGTATTGCCAGAGCCTGGGCGACAATTCGCAGCCGGCATGGGAAGACGCGCCGGACTGGCAGTGCAACAGCGCGCTCGCCGGGGTGACGTTCATTGCCGGCAACCCGCGCGCCGGGCCGTCCGCGTCGCACGAGTCGTGGCTCGGCGAGAAGGCGCGCGATGGCTGGAAATACGGGCCGGTGAAGGATCCGGAGAAGAAGGAGCATCCGTGCTTTGTGCCCTACGGCGATCTGCCGGCTGAGCAGAAGGCCAAGGATTACATCTTCGGCGCCGTTGCGCGGGAATTGCTCAAGCTGTAGCGTCCGGCTGTGGGGTTTCCTCCCAACACCAAACTTTGCCCGGCCATCGTGCCGGGTTTTTCTTTGCGCAATCGGGATTGAGCCATGCAATTAAATTGACACTCCCCGATATTCCATTGTATTGCCGATATGTAGAGGTCGAGCGTGTCTCCCTCCCATCATCTGGTTGCCGCGTGCAGCGCGACCGTTGGTTACTTGATCAGGCAGAGAGTGCCAGATCAGTCTCCGTGAAAAATTCAGAGGCTCGGCACCAATGCCCAACACGAGTGCGCCTTTTGGTTTCCGCCATGTCGGGTATCTGCCCGGGTATGCGCCGGACATGCAGTTGAAGACGCAAGTAATTGCGGCTGCCAACGCAACGAAAATCTTCTTCGGCGACCCGGTGGTGCTGCTCTCGACGGGCTACATCGCGCAGGGCGTCAACGGTGCCACCCTCGGCCCGATCGGCATTTTTCAGGGTTGCGAATTCCTGGATGCGGCCGGCAAGTACACCTTCAGCCCATATTGGCCCGGCGCCGCGCAGGCGGATGCCATTGCCCATGTGATCGCCGCTCCCGGCGCGCTGTTCGAGGTGCAGGCCCTGCTCGGCCCCATCACGTTCGCCGACATCGGGCAGAACGCGGATTTCACCATCGGCACCGGCTCCGTCGTCGGTCCGGCCAACTCCGGCGCTTCGCTGTCGAACCTTGGCACCACCGCCACGCTGCCCTTCAAGATCGTTGGTCTTGGTGGCGGTAATCTCAATGCCGGCGGCCTGGGGGAACAGGGCAACGGCGCGGACAACACCACGGCTTACAACATCGTGCAGGTTACGTTTAACCAGCAGGATTACAAAGCCGGCACCGGGGGAGTTTAAGCTATGCCTATCAGCCTCAGTTCTGTCCGCTCTGAACTCCTCCCCGGCCTGTTCGACGTCCGCGGCTCCTACGATCGCATTCCGCGGCAGTGGGATAAGGTGTTCTCGACCCATAACTCCAAAATGGCAGTCGAGCGCTCCACGCAGATGGCGTTCATGTCGCTGCCGCACCTCAAGGATGAGGGCGCCGCAACGCAGTTCGACAACGGCGCCGGCGAGCGCTGGACCTGGCAGTTCGTCCACATCGAAGTCGCTCTCGGCTACGCGATCACCCGCAAGGCGATCGATGACAACCTCTACAAGGCCAAGTTCAACCCGACCAACCTGAAGCTCCAGGACGTATTCTCCGCGTTCAAGGAAATTCAGGCGGCGAACATCCTGAACACCGGCAACGTCTACAACGCGCAGCAGGTCGGCGATGGCCAGCCGCTGTTCTCCACGGCGCATCCGTATGACGGCGGCACCTGGGCGAACACCTCGGCGGTGCCGAAGTCGCTGAACGAGGCGTCTCTGTCGGCGAACTGGGTCAACATCCGCGGGTTCGTGGATGAGCGCGGCATCAAGATTATGGCACGCCAGCGTCGCCTGATCGTGCCGCCGGCCCTCGAGGCCACCGCGATCCGTCTGACCAAGACGGAGCTGCGTCCCGGCACGGCCAACAACGACGTCAACGCGCTGCTCTGGCAGTCCGGCGGCCTCCCCGATGGCTACCTCGTCATGGACTATCTGACCTCGCCCTACGCGTGGTTCATGACGACCAACATCGACGGCTTCATCCACATGCTCCGTATTCCGTATGAGAGCGATATGTGGGTTGACAACGTAACTGACAATTTACTTGTCAAGGCATATGAGCGCTACTCGTTTGGCGTAAATGACCCAAGATGCGCCTGGGGCGAGTTCCCGAGTTCATAGTTAGCTAACTTTTTCTTGCTCAAAACCCCAAAAGGAGGCAGTTTTAGATCGTAATTCATGGAGGTTTTCATGCTGAACGATTTGACTGCCGAGCAAGTGAGAGAGCTTTTCAATTACGATCCATCGGAGGGGTTGCTCCGATGGAGGGGTGCAAGCGGAAGGTACGGAAGAATTCCTGCCGGATCGCCTGCAGGCTCCTACAACACGCATGAGGGCTATGGGACCGTCACCTACAACGGGACGAACTATCGCACCACGCGAATCATTTGGGTTTATATGACGGGGGAGTGGCCACCGCATCAGGTGGATCACAAGGATCGGAATGTAGGCAACGACAAGTGGGACAATCTGCGGCTGGCTACTGGTTCTCAGAACAAGGCCAACTGCAGAAAGTACCGATCTAAGAATTCGGCGGGTATGCCTAAGGGCGTGCAGGCTGTCCAAAAACGGAGGTCGATCAGATACAGAGCGATTGCCACGAAGGATGGCGTGAGGCAGCATCTTGGCTACTTCGACACTCCAGAACTGGCGCACGCTGCGTATCTGAAGGCTTCGGAAGAACTTCACGGCGAATTCGCCGCTGCTACTTGAGGGGGCCACAATGCCTGTTACGAATTTCCCGGATGGCATCAACAATGGCCCGCTACAGTCGGGTGCGATGCAGAGCTATCCGGCCTTGGTGCCGACGCTGCAGCACACGTATTTCAACGATTTCGACTCGTACACGGCGGGCGATTTCGTCCTGACCTCGGCGGGGTCCGGCACGGCGGCGCTGGTCGCCGGCAACAACGGCCTGCTGATCCTGACGAACGGCGCCGCGAACGGCAACAATGCCTGGCTGCAGAAGACCCCGGCGGATGTGTCGCTGGTTGCCGGAAAGCAGGCGTGGTTTCAGGCGCGCTTTCAGGTGAGCGACGCCAATCTGGCCGCGGTGGTCGTCGGCCTGCAGATCGTTGGCACGACGCCGCTGACGGCGACGGACGGCGTGTATTTCATCAAGGCGAGCGGCAGCACGGCGATGGATTTCGTCGTTCGCAAGGATGCCACCACGGGGTCCACGTCGGCCACCGGCGTCGGTACGTTGGCCAACAATACGATGGTCGAGGTCGGCTTTCACTGGGATGGGTCGAGCATGATCTACGCCTATGTCGGCGGCAACCGCGTGGCGCGCATCAATGCGACGTCGGCGTTCTTGCCGGACGCGCTGAACCTGGCGCCGGTGATCGGCATCCAGAACGGCGAGGCGGTGAGCAAGACGCTGACCGTCGATTACATCTTCACCTCGACCGACCGTTAATCTCAGGAGACTTCAATGTCGCGAGCACGTCACAAGCTACCGTCGAAGGTTACGGGCGTTGGTGTCGCCACCGATCTGGTTTCGGGCAATCCGAACGTGGTCCGGGAGACCAAGGCCAAGGTCACGAAGGGCGGCAAGGTCGAGGCCATGAAGGTCGATGGCAAGAAGCCCAAGCACCGCGCCGACAAGATCGCCCGCAAGACGGGTGGCCGCGTGGGCGGCACGGACGCGACGACGGCCGGCGGCCTGTATTCCTCGGCGGCGCGCGTTGTCCATCCGGCGCGCATGTCCAAAAAGGCCGATTGCTGATTCACGGCAGTGCGCCGGGATTTCCGGCACACTGAATCTCCACCCTCTCCCTTGATGGGAGAGGGTTTCACGGCATAGCCGATGCTGGACATTCATCCCGAGTTCTTCCCGCATTCGGTAGAGGAATGATGAATGGCCACCGCTTTTTCCAAGCTCAATGTCACGATCGCGCAGTTGCTGGGCGGGACCAATCCCGATCTGCCGGCATCGTTCGACAATCCGATTCCCATGATTTCCGGCGGCACGTCGAACCTTGCTACGGGGCAGGTGACGATCACTACTGCGGCAACGCAGATCGTCGCGGCGCGCGCTGGGCGCTCGTCGGTGATGGTGCAGAACTTGGGCACGACAGATGTGTGGATTGGTCCGGCCAATACCGTAACCGTGGGCAACGGCATTCTGTTGGTGGGGACCAAGGGCGCCACCTTGACGATCCCGACGCAGGGCGCGCTCTGGGGTATTGTGCAGACCGGCACTCAGGCGGTGGCATTCAGCGAAGGGTACTGAGATGGCCGATTTTGGTGCATCGTTTCCGCCGCCTGCGACGTCTGTTATCCCCGGCGACTTCACCGTTGCGAACATGCCGGATCCAACAGAAAACGCGCGCAAATATGCGTGGGTGACGGACTTGCACGATGGCAATCCGGATTACTGCATCAGCGCCGGCGGGTTCTGGAAGCCTGTTCGTCCGCTGGTGGTGAACAACGTGGCGAACGCCAACACCAACATGACGTTTCAGCCGCTGAAGAACGCGCCGACGCAAATCCTCAAGGGGACGTTGACGGCGATCCGCACCATGACGATCAGCCCGACGATGGCGTATCCTGGCGCACGATTTCGGATCAAGCGCGAGGCCGGCGGGCTGTTCAATGTTTTGATCGGCGGCCTCGGCCTTAGCCTTAACTCGTGGGCCGATTGGGAGTATGACGGAACGCAGTGGGTGCAAACGGCATCCGGCGGACTTTTGTAAGGACGGCCATGCCCAGCTCCGGCTCCTATGACTATTCGATCGACAACGGTTCTGCGGTGCTGATGGCGTTTGACCGTATTGGCATCCTGCCGGCGGCGGTCACGACGGAACATATGTGGACCGCGCGCAACGAGATGAACCTGATGTTTGTCGAGTGGTCGAACAAACAGGTGAATCTGTGGTCGGTCGAACTGATCACGACGCCGCTGCTGGATGGTGTTCCGTCATATGTTGTGCCGCCGCGGGTGGTGATGATCCTGGACGCCTATATCGTGACGAACGCCGGCACGAGCGCCGCGACCGATCGCGTGGTGTCGCCGATCTCACGTACCGATTATGCATCGATGGCGAACAAGCTGACGCCCGGACCGCCGACGTCGTTCTGGTTTGACCGGCAGATTGCGCCGACGATCTCGATGTGGCCGGTGCCGGATGCGACGGGGCCGTTCCTGCTGAAATATTACGCCTGCGTGCAGATCCAGAACGCCAATCTTGGCATGGGCGAGCTGCCGAATATTCCGTATCTGTGGCTGGATGCCTTCGTCGCCGGCCTGGCGTTTCGGCTGTCGCGCAAATACGCGCCGGACAAGGCCACGCTGTTCAAGTCCGAGGCTACGGAGACGTGGACGGTGGCTGCTACCCAGAATGTCGAAAATGTCGCGATGTCGATCCAGCCTGGTCTCTCGGCCTATCGGATGCGACGCTAATGGCTTATCGCCCGCATGGTCGCGCGCGCGTCGATCCTCGCAATCCGCAAGCGTGGGCGATCTGCGATGCGTGCGGCTTTAATTTTAACCTCGTGGACCTGTCGTGGCAGTACGCATGGCGCGGGGCGTCGCTGGTCAATACGCGGCTGCTGAAATGCGAACGATGCCTAGATATCCCTCAGGAGCAGTTGCGAACGCTGATTCTGCCGCCCGATCCGGTGCCGGTGATGAATGCCCGGGTCGAGCCGTACATCATTGACGAATCCCCATCGACGCGCGTTGCCACGACGGGGCAAATCAGGGTAGCGACCAACTATCCCCGCAATTCGATCCGCGTAACCTCTGGAGTGAGCTAAATGGCTGTTCAACTACCCGCCGAAGTGACGATCGCGCAGTTGCCGCAGATCATGCTGCCGCTGAGCGGCGGCGAGCCGATTGAGACGATCCAGGATGGCCAGTCGGTCTACATGACGGTTGGCCAGTTGCTGTCGCCGTTGCAGGATCAGATCGACGTCCTGACGGCGCGCCTTGCCGCCGCGAGCATCCCATAATGGCCGCCGGGCACGAGGTCCGCGACGCGGCCAAGCAGGTCTACAATCTCCAGCGGTTCGACTTCATGAAGCCGCAGGGGCCGCACATGCCGATCACGGAGGCGTCGGTTTGCATTCCGCCGGCGCTGTGGATCCGGGATAGCGAGGACGCGCTGTGGACGCTCGGCTTCGATTACGATGAGGTCTCGTGGCGGGCCGGGACGCACGAATACGATGTGGTCCGTAACGGCGTGAAGACGGGCGCTTTTGCGCGCAACATTGAATGCTCGGTGGATTCCCGCGGACAGAAGGTGGTCCGCATCTGGGGGTCCGAAGGCTGGCGCACCTGGCGCAACGGCCGATTTGTGTAAGGCGTGAGTTTTTCTGCCACCCTCAAACCGATTATGGTATGTGGGATGAGGCAAACATCTAGCCCTTGGGGGCATATCGAAGGAGAAGGGCTATGCGTGAGTTTTCAGTGCAGGGCGGCGGTCTGACTGTTGCTGGTGCCACCACCTTGGTTTTCGTTAATCCGGCTGCTGCTCCGGCCGCAAACCTGATGTTCATGCGCCATTGGATTGGCCAGTCCCAGAACGCGACCTCGGCGCAGCAGCGCGTGCAGATCGTAACGCAGGTTACGGCGTTCCCGACGCTTACCTCTGCCACTCCGACCAAACTGAAGTTTGCCGATACGGCCTCCATCATTGTCGGCGGCACGGCCGGTGCGGCTGGCACGGCCGGCATCAACGCCTCGGCCGAAGGTGCCGGCACCAAGACGATTGTTTGGGAAGATGCTTTCAACGTGCTGAATGGCTGGCTGCTCGTTGCCACCCCGCCGGAAGCCCGCGTGATGCCGGCCGGTTCGGCGTCGGGCCAGGGCCTGTATCTGCCGGTGGCCCCAGCCACTTTGACGAATTGGGCTTTTGGTCAAACTTTTGCAGAAGTTTAGTTAAATCAAGCACTTAGCGTGCTAGGTGTATTGCCTAGCACGTCTGGTGTTGATTTGTCCAACAAGTCCATAGGACACCCCAAAATCTTTTGCGATGTCCCTATGCTTGTCGCCGGCGCGGAGCCTTGTCCTGATCTGCCTGACTTGATCCGCGGTAAGAGATTTGTTGCCCCGCTCTTTCTTTGCCATATCGATCATGTTGATGGATGCGTTGCCTAGAAAGAGGTGGTCCGGGTTGACGCAAGCGGGGACATCGCAACTGTGGCACACGAACACCCCATTCGGAATCACCCCGTGAGCCATCTCGTAGGAGATGCGGGAGGCGGTGTGCCGTTTCCCTTCGACGCCGATTGCGCCGTATCCTTTTCCATCCAAAGCGCCGGTCCACAACCAGCACGTTCCAGTCTTGTTGACCTTCTGCCAGAACCGCTCCGCGAGCGGTCGGCTACGTGCTTTGTTGCGGCACGACGCGCTGCAAAATTCGGCCGTTCGCTTTTTCGCATCCCATTCCTTCACCTGAAATGGTTCGCCGCAGTGCTTGCATTTCCGGTCAAGCATAGGATCGGCTTTAGCCAGCCCCATGCATGTGACGCCGCAGAACAGCACTGGTCGGGTGCTGAGGTTCTTGCGCGGCGCCTGAAACTGGCTGTGGCATTGCTGACAGGTGCGCTCGATCATGACTGTCATTGGGGGTCTCCGTTGCCAGTTTTTATGCGTTGCAACCCGTCATTTGTCAAACAACTCTTTACGCATTTCACCGCCATGGATCATCGGCGCAACCTCATGATGGGGGCGTAGCGTCGTGGCCATTATCCGCCTTTTCATCACGTCCGGGACGGGTGGAACGATTCCGTCCGACTTCGGGTCGGTGGTTTCGATTGAGGTCATCGGCGGCGGTGGCGCGGGTTACGTCTACACGGGCGGCGGCGGCGGCGCGTATTCGAAAATTACGGCAGCTTCGTATGCGCCGGGGCAGTCGGTTTCCTGGCAGGTAGGCGCCGGCGGCACGGGCATTGGTTCGAACGGTCAAGATACTTGGTTTGAGAGCACATCCGTTGTTCTCGCTAAGGGCGGAGCCGGTGGTGGTGGCGCCTCTGGCGGCTTGGGTGGTAGTGCCGCGTCCGGTGTTGGTGCCGTAAAGTTTAGCGGTGGCACGGGTGCCGGGTCGGATAGTGGCCCAACGCTGGGCGGCGGTGGTGGCGCGGCTGGTCCTTTGGGTGCGGGCGCTAACGGAGGCGCCGTCAGCGGTGGTGGTGGCGGCGGAAACGGTGGTGGTTCTGCAAGTCCCGGTCAAACTGGTGGAAACAATAACGGCGGGACGGGCGGCGGTGCGGCGGGCGTATCCGGCACGAACGGCGGCGGCGGCGGCGGCGTTCCAACGGGAACGGCTGGCAATGGTGGCGCTGGCACTGAGTGGGATGCCACGCATGGTTCGGGCGGTGGTGGTGGCGGCGGTGGCCGCGGCGGTAACGGTGGCCTCTACGGCGGCGGCGGTGGTGGTTTTGACACGACGGCTCAGGGTGTCGGTGGCGCGGGCCTGATTGTTTTCACTTATTCGACGGAGGCAAACAGATCTGGTGGACGTCCGCGCCAGCAATTTGTTCCAGAGCCTGCGCCCTATTTGTTCATGGGCGGACGGCAGCCTTTCGCACCTAGCGCGCTGGCTCCGTCGATTCTGAATGTTCCTGCCGACAACCCGCCGTTTCGTCATCCAGGTGAAACGCCGCAGGCTATTTTCCAAGCTGTGCAGGCGGCGCAGCCCGATCCGTACCAGTGGGGTGGAATGGGCGGCCGGCAGCCATATTCGCCGTCGAAGCTCACTCCGTCCATTTTGTACATCATCGTTGACAATCCTCCCTTTGGTATTCCGCCGAAGTGGTTGTCTCCGATCGTGCAGCAGTGGCAGCCTGATCCGTTTATTGCCGCCCCGATGGGTGGGATGCAGCCCTATGCTTCGCGTCGATTGCCGATCGACGTCACAAATTACATCCCGTCTGATCCTCCATTTTCTCAGGGCGGCCGTGATCCGATTACGGAGGTCGAGCAGCGCGGCTGGCAGCCGGAGGTTTGGCCGTATGCGTTTGCTGGCGCCGGGCAACCTTACGCGCCGCGCCGGCTAACGCCGACGATTACGAACGTGGTGGTGAATGAGCCGCCGTATCGCCATCCGTCTCGGGTGGCTGGGTATCCGTCGAACGTAGCGCAGTGGGATCCGCCGGTTTGGCCGTACACGGTCACTGGCGGAAAAATGCCCTATGGGCAGAACAGGCTCGTCTCGAGCATCCACTCGGTGGCGGTGGACAATCCTCCGTTCACGCAGCGCGGTCGCATGGCGGCCACCATGGCGACGACGTGGCAGTGGTTGCCGCCGGAGTGGCCTGTGGTGTTCTCGGGCGCTGGGCAGCCCTATGCGCCGCGGCGTTTGACGCCAGCGATTACGGCAGTTCCGGAAGACAATCCTCCGTTCCAGACGCAGAGCAAATTCAGCGCTCAAGCGGCGATGAATTACACGATCTGGCAGCCGGATCCTTGGACCTATTCGTTCATGGGCGGCAATGGGCCGTTTGTGTCGCGCAAACTGTCTGCCGGCGTACCTGGGCAGGCGATCAGCAATCCGCCGTTCCGGAATGTCGGACGCCTGCCCCAGACGATGGTTACGGCGTGGGCATGGCAGCCGGAAGTCTGGCCTTATACGTTCATGGGAGGCGATCAACCCTATGAGCGCGGCACGTTGCCGCCGATCATTACCGGCGTTCCGCAAATGCCGAACCCGAGATTTACTGTTCGCAACCAGATTTTGCGGTATGTTCCGGTGAAGGGGCGCCCTTGATCTCGCGTACTTTGGGCAGGAGGATAAAATTCACACAAATATTGATTTCCCGGTCGCGAACCAAACCGACGACAACATCTACAGCATCGATTTCATCAATGATCTGATGGCTGGAGATTTCATCGTTGGCGCCACCGTGAGCTTGACCGTGCAGGTAGGCACGGATCCTGACCCGTCGTCGCATGTGATCGGTGCAGAATTTATCACGAGCGCGCGTATCGTTTCGCAGCGCATCCGTGGCCTGCTGCCCGGCAATATCTACATTTTTGATGTGGTCGGGATTACCAATCTCGGTTTGCGTCCGACGCTCTACGCGCTGATCCCCTGCCAGGATGTGTTCTCATGAACTATAATCAGTGGAGTGAGGCCGTCGAGACGATGCTTAACGTGCCGTCTACGGAGGTTGATCTGATCAAGATCAAGCCTCGGATGATCGAGTATGCAGAGCTGCGCATTTACCGAGAACTGGACTTTATCAGCACAATCACGCGACAGACTGGACCTCTGACCGCCAATAGCCGTGATGTGACGATGCCCGATTCTATCATCATCTTGCGGTCGATGAACGTGATCACGCCGGCCGCAACGGCGCCGGATGCCGGCACGCGAAACCCTCTTCTGCGCGTGGGGTACGATTTCATGGACAATTACTGGCCCGCTGTAACCGGGTCTGCGGTTGTCCCGAGTGTTCCGAAATTCTATAGTTTGCTGGACAATACGAAGGTGGTTGTGGCTCCTACGCCGGACTCCGCCTATCAGGCTGAGTTTGTTGGCACGGTGCGGCCCGCGCCGCTGTCTGAGTCGAACGCTTCCACATTCCTGACTTTGAACGTGCCGGACCTGTTTCTGTCCGCGTCGCTTATTTTTGGGTTTGCTTATCAGCAGAACTTTGGTGCGGCGTCGGACGATCCCAAGACGGCCATGTCGTGGGAGTCGACCTATCAGACGCAGTTCGCCGGGGTCAACGTCGAGACGATCCGCCAGAAAGCGGCGTCTGTGTCATGGTCGCCATATCAGCCGACGCCGCAGGCCAACACGAGCCGAGATCACGGATGACGCTTTCTCCTGTCCAGATGAAACCCGGCGTCAACTCGCAGCTTACGCAGGTGCAAGCGAGCGGTGGCTGGTGGTCGTCAAATCTCATTCGTTGGCGCGATGGCGGGTCGATTGAGAAGATCGCTGGATGGTCCCGCTTGATTCAGGAGCAGGCGGTTGGTCTCATTCGTGCAATGCACGCTTGGGAGGATCTGAGCGCGGTCAACCAGTTGCTACTTGGCACTGATGGCGGCGCCCAAGTTTACGACGGAGAGGGACTTTATACGTTCGTGTTCTCGCGGACGGAAACCACCGCCTCGTCCATTACTACGGTTGGTGGCAATGCCACGGCTACCGTGACCACGACAACGAGCGATCCAGCTATTGTCGGCGAGAATTTTTCGATCGTGTATTACCTGACGCTTGGTGGAATTAGGTATGCTCCAGGCACCGTCTTTAAGATTTTGAGTCGCACTGACGCAACACATTTTGTTGTCAGCCTTCCCGCTCCATCACTAAATAGCGTGGCTGGCGCGATTCCGGTTTTCACGAACGCGAACGTCGGCGCGGCTGTTGGGTTTTATCAGACAACGGGGGTGATGCTTACCGCTCACGGGTTCACAGTGGGGCAGACGTTTAGCGTGCAGACCTACATCGGCAATTATGACAATACCTTTAAGAGTTTGGTAATTGGCGACTACATTGTGCAGCAGGTCATTTCTGCTGATCTATTCACGATCAATTCTACAATGTCGGTTACGACGCCGGGGATTCTGTATGTCGCTGAGAGCATCCAGGGCTATCCTGTAAATCCTCCGCTGCCGCTAAATCCACCGCCTTTTGTGCCGTTGCGCATTCTTCTTTCGGGACAGCCAACGACTCCGCAGAACTGGTTTCTTGATAATTTTGGGCAGGTCGGCCTTCTGAATTACTCCGGGTCTTCGTTGTTTCAGTTTACGCCTCCAATCGAAGCTATTCCGCCTGTGGCGGCGCTGGTGGTGGGCGCGCCGTCGATTATGACCGGGATGTTTGTGGCGATGCCGCAGGCGCAGGTGGTTGCTTTTGGGTGTGAGGTTGCTGGAATTTTTGATCCGCTTCTCGTTCGGTGGTCTGACACGAGCGATCAGAATTCATGGGTCGCGAGCGTTACAAACCAGGCAGGCAGCTTTCGCTTGTCACAGGGGTCACGGATTGTCGGCGGCATCCAGGGGCCGCGCGTGGGTTTGATCTGGACCGATCTCGACGTCTGGCTGATGCAGTATTCGGGGCCGCCGTTTGTCTACAACTTCCTTGAGATGGCCACGGGGTGCGGCCTGATCGCGCCTAAAGCTCGATTGGTGCTTGGAACGTCGGTTTATTGGATGGGGCAAAAGTCATTTTATTCCTATGACGGGAATGGGGTTCGTTCTATTCCGTGCACGGTTTGGGACTTCATATTCAATGATCTGGACACCGATCAGATCAACAAAATCAACGCCGGTGGTGATTCTTCATTCAACGAGGGATGGTTTTTCTTTCCGAGCAAGAGCGGCGGCACGGGAGAGTGCGACAAATACGTAAAGTTCACGATTACGGATGTTGGCATGCTCTGGGATGCCGGGACGCTTCCGCGGACGTCGTTCATTGATTCTAGCGTGTTCGGGACGTTGGGTGGCGATCTGGGCCGTCGCATTCAGCAGCACGATATCGGCTATGACGACGACGGGGTAGCGATGGCCGGTGTCTACGCTGAAACCGGATACTCCTCGATGGGAGACGGTGTAGCCGGCCTGAACGAGATTATCCCGGACATGAAATGGTTTGGCGATGAACCTGGTGCGGTGATGGTTACGCTGAAGGCGACGAATTATCCTCAGCAGCAACCGTTTGAAAAAGGGCCTTATGGCTTGGATATGGAAAATTTCCACATTCGGCCTAGAATTCGCGGACGGTTTATTGCGATGCGGCTGGAATGGGTCGAGCGGCTTGGTTTTGGCGCAAGGTTCGGAGCTTTTATGTTTCGGACGTTCTTTTCTGGAAAGCGACCGTAGGGAGTGAGTGAAATGGCCGATGGATCAATGGGCGGCGCCGCGAGTTCGGAAGTTCTTGCGCTGATGAACAGTATCAACCAAGGCATCAATCAAATCAGCGAGACGCTTGGGGCGGTGTTTCCGCAAGGGAATGCTGTGGCGCTGTCGGCCGGCGGGGCGTCGGGAAAATATCTTGTGGTGCAACTGCCTGACGGGACGACGGGCAAAATTGCGTTGCTGGCACCATGAGCGCGCAGGCAGAGCTACAGCGGTTTCTGGGCGAGTCGTACCGCACGAAGGTGGATGGCGTCGGTTCTGAGGATGCTGTGCAGGATGACCTCGTGTCGGCTATGAAGGGGGATTCCGAACTGGCTTTGGCGGTCATTTGGGAGATCGATCGCCTGACAGACTTTATTCGCAAGCGCCCGCGGCAGTGCTATATATCCAAGGCGCAGGCGGATTTCCTTTCGCGGGCAATTGAGCGGATGAGGGCGGGTTGATGTCACGGGCATTGGAGACCGCGTTCAAGATCCGACGCGAGAAGGGGGTTCATGTTGGGCCGATCATGTCGGCGGTGCCGGGCCGGACAGACAAGCACGAAATGAAGGTGCCGGCCGGGGCCTATGTCATCAACGCCGACACTGTTTCCCATCTCGGCGAGAACAACAGCGTGGCCGGTCTCAAACGCTGCGAAGAACTGTTTGGTCCGAAAAGCTCCTATGCGAAGGGCGCGCATGGGGCGCCGCCGCTCCCAGCGCGCGCGACTGGCGGCCGGATGGACGCTCCGATCCCGATCCTCTCCGCCGGCGGTGAATACGTGATTGAGCCGCGGATTGTGGCTGCGGTCGGCAGCGGCGATTTGAACCGCGGGCATCAAATTCTGGACAAATGGATGGTCGAGATGCGCAAGCACCACATCAAGACGCTGCAGAGCCTGCCTGGGCCGGCCAAGCGATGAGCATTATGGTCCGCACGGCGACGATGGCCGACAAGCCGCAGTTGATGGAAATGGGCCGACTGTTCATGACGGACAACGGCGTCACGGATTGCGAGGATGAACTGCTGAGCGCCGCGCTGGATGTGGCGCTGTTCCAGCAAGGCGGCATTATCGGGGTGATTGGCGCTCCGGGCGGCGTCATTGAGGCCATGGTGTGCCTGGCAATCAGCAAGCTATTCTGGACGCGCAAAATGCACTTGGACGAGGTGATGTCGTTCGTGCGGCCGGAGTTTCGCAAGCCGGATGGCCACGCGGACGCGCTGATCGACTTTTCAATCCGCTGTTCAAGTCCGGACTGCCCGTTGGTTACGACCATTTTCACCAACAAGAAAACGCAGGGCAAAGTGCAACTCTATCGACGGCGCATGGGGTGCCCTACGGCGATCACGTTTAGCTTCAATCACAATCTGGGCGGCGAGCAGCTCGGCAAAGAATTCTGGGATGATGCGTTGCCAGCCAAGACGCGGGGGTTGCGCGGCGCGCGGCGCCACAAGGGCAACGGGGCGAACCGCCATTGATCCGGCTGGCAGAGCAATCGGACTATGCGCAGGTGGTCGAACTGGCGCACGAGGTCCATGCTGAAAATGGCATTCTCGATTACGACGACGATCTGCTGTTTGAGGTGATGGCCAAGCATTACGAGCGCCGCGGCGCGATCATTGGAGTGATCGGGCCGGAGGGTGGTCGGCTTGAGGGCTTTATCATGCTGACGATGGGCCATCTCTGGTACAGCCGGTCATGGTTGCTCGAGGAATTGATGATATATGTCCGTCCTGAATACCGACATGGCGAGGCGCGAATTGACGCGCTGATTGAATTTGAAAAGTCGAAATCCGACGCAATCGGCATTCCGCTTGTGACCGGGATATTCTCGGCAACGCGGCTGGAAGCCAAGGTTCGGCTCTATCGGCGCCGGTTCGGGTATCCTTCGGGCGTCATTTTTACCCATAACACCCCTTTTAATTCTGGTATGAACAAGTTTGGTGATTGGGTGCTGCGCGCAAATATTGATGCCGCGCCCGACTTGTACGGCTCCGGGGGCGATAATGGGCAAATCAGCACCGACAACCACGACGACTAGCGCTCCGCCGCCGGAGATTATGGCTGCCTATCGGCAGGTCATGGAGCGTGCGAACAATGTTGCGCAGGAGGCCTATGATCCGTATGGCGGGCAGCTCACGGCCGGAGTTTCGGGCGATCAGGCCCGTGCATCTCAGTCGATCAATTCGGCGGTTGATGCGGCTACGCCGTACTATCGGCAGGCCGCCGGCGCGATGAACCTGGGGCTGCAGTCCACAAGCGTTGGGCAGGGTTATTTTTCCGACGCTGGGGCGATGCTTAGCAATGCCAGCAACTTGACGGCGAATGTGCCGGGATCGATTACGCCGGAGAAATTCTCGGGTGCTGCTGTCGAGCAGTACATGAATCCCTATACGCAGAACGTCATCGATACCACGATGGCGAACATCAACCGGAATAACTCGATTCAGGCCGCGGGTCTGACATCGAACGGTATCAAGTCGGGGAATGCGTTTGGCGGTGATCGAATGGGGCTTGCGCAGGCCGAACTGGCGCGCGGGCAGTCGATGTCGTCGGATCAGACGATTGCGGGGCTGTGGAATCAGAACTATTCGCAGGCGCTTGGCGAATTCAACAATCAGCAGGGCGTCAAGCTGTCGGCGGCGCAGGCTGATCGAGCTAGTGCGCTTCAGAAAGCCGCTCAAGCTGCACAGATTGGTCAGGCTTATGCGGGCGTCGGTTCAAATTATCTGAGCGCAGGAAGCCAGTTTGGTAGCTTGGCCGGCACGGAAGCCGGCATGGGCCAAGGTTACGGTAGTCTGTACCTTAACCAGGGCCAAGGGCAACTTGCCTCAGGCGCGTTGCAACAGGCGACGGATCAGGCCGGGTTGTCGGCGGCCTACCAGCAGTGGCAGGCGCAGCAGTCGTTTCCCTATGCACAGACGCAATGGCTGTCGGGCATTCAGTCCGGGCTGGGTTCGTTGTCAGGTGGTACGTCTTCCACCACGGGGCCGGCGCCAAATCCGTTCAACCAGATCATTGGTGCGGGTACGATGGCGGCCGGCCTGTTTTCGGACGAGCGGGTGAAAGAGGACATCAAGGAGGTCGGCGAGACCCATGATGGCCAGAAGGTCTACACCTATCGGTACAAGGGCCTGCCGCAGACGCATATGGGTCTGATTGCGCAGGAGGTCGAAGGCGACCATCCGGAGGCGGTCGGGGTGAGCGGCGGCGTCAAGACGGTGGATTACAAGGCGGCCACGCGCGATGCGGAAGTGCGGCGCGCGGCCGGCGGCGGTGTGATGCCCTACGGCGGCATGAGCTTCATCCCCCAGATCGAGACCAAGCATGGTGCCGGTGTGGGGATCCCCACCGCGCGTGCGCCGGAGGATAAGCCCACCGACTTCAAGGCGGCCGGATCCGCGATCAATAAGCTGGTGGACGGCATGAACCTTCCTCAGACGGGGCAGACGTCGGCGGTCGCTGGCGCGTCGTCCGGCATGATGGGCGGTGTGCAGTTCCCGATCTTCGGTAATGTGCAGCCGAGCGCCGGGTTTGGCGGCATGCCTGCGATGTTTGCGGCGGGCGGCGCGGTGCGCCGGCGCGGGGTTGCGCCGCGGCTGCGCGGTTATGCCAGCGGTGGCAGCGCGTTCGCCGATCGCATGGACGCTGTGATGGAAGCTGTGTCTAACGGCGACTTCGATCCGGTTGGTGCGAATTATACAGCGTTTGCGCCGCCTGGCCTGCTGGCGCGCGGCGAGACGGTGCCTGTGCCGCGAGAGCGGCCTGTTGATCTGGAGCCAATTCGGACGGGTGGCGTATATGCCGCCGGCGAGCCTCCCATGACGGAAGCGCGGGCGGCGGCGAACTTTGCTGGGAACGACATGGCGTTGCCGGCCGCGATCACTGGTTCTGCCGGTGACGATATGCCCTCGAACGTGATGGCGTTCGATCGCGCGGCGCCGCGCCGTGGGCTGGGTGTGGTTACGGATGCCGCGCCGATGGCGGCCCCCGTCGCCCGGCCGGGCATTGTCGGCGCCGGTACGCAATACGAGCGCCCGGAGACGGCGGCGCCGGAGCCGCAGGCGGGCTTTGGTGGCCTGTTTGAGAAGGCGCAGGGCCTGATGCCGCATCTGTCCGACCACGCCAAGACGGCGCTGGTTACGGCGGGTCTCGCCATGATGGCGTCGCGCTCTCCGAATGTTGGTAATGCGATTGGGGAGGGCGGTCTGGCCGGTATGAACGCCTATGCGGGATCGCAGAAAGCGGAGCGCGACGCGGCGATGGATGCCGCGAAAATGGCCAACGATCAGACGCGGCTTGGTTACGAGGGGCAGCGCGTTGGCTTGGCCGCGGACGAGGCGCGCCGCAGCGCGGCGATGGCCAAGCTGATCCCGAACGGCAAGGGCGGCATGATGCCGAACCCGGCGTACCTAGCGCAGCTCCGCGCAGAGACGGAAATCAGCGACAAGAGCAAGCCGGTTCTGCTGGGCTATTCCAATGGGCAGGGCATCTACGGCGTCAAGAACGCGGACGGCAGCTACACGGATCCGATCTCGGGCAAGCCGGTGGCGGAAGCGGTTGGTGCGGCCGAATCCAGCGCGGGGTTGTCCGGCGACGAATTCTTGGCGACGCGGCCGGAAGGTGAGCGCGAATTGGTAAAGAAAATTGCCAATTACGACATTGATCCTAAGTCCCTGTCGTCCAAGGGTGGGCACCGTGAACGGCTGCTGGCCGCGGCGGCGCAGTATGAGCCGACGTTCTCGCAGTCAAATTATGCATCCCGATATGCCACGCGGAAGGACTTCACCTCCGGCAAATCGGCGCAGAACCTGTCGTCGTTCAACACGACGCTCGGGCATCTCGACACGCTGGACAAGGCGGTCGATAAGCTCGGCAACAGCGATTATCCGTGGTGGAATTCGATCAGCGGCAAGGCCGCGGTCGCTGGTGGCAACACAAAATACGCTGCCGCGCAGAAGGATTTCCAGACGGCGCGGACGGCGGTTTCCGACGAATTGACGCGGGCGTTCCGTGGCAGTGGCGGCAACGTGCACGACATCAAAGCGTGGGAAGCGGCGATCGACCAGAGTGATTCCCCGGCGGCGCTAAAAGCTGCGGTCAAACAGGCCACCGAACTGCTGCGATCGCGCATTGAGTCGGTGGGTGACGCCTACAATCGCGGCATGGGTACGCAGCGCGAGGCGCCGGAACTGCTGTCGCCGAAAGCGCGCAAGACGCTGGATCGCGTGTTGGGCCATGAGGGCGCGGATGGTGAGCGCGGCGGGGAGAAAACGGGCGCGAAGCCGAGCGCGGCCGGTTTGGCTACCGTGAGCAGCAAATCGGAATATGATGCCCTGAAATCAGGGGCCGAATTCATCGGTTCTGACGGGAAAAGGTACCGGAAGCCATGAGCAATAATCCTGCGGAGTGGGGTGCTGTCCCGGTTGAAACGAAGGACGATGGCCCCGCTGCGTGGGGCGCGGTGCCGGTCGATCCGAAGGTGGAACGTGCCGGGCCGCTGTCGAACGATGGTGATGGCTGGTTGATGGGTGCGGCCAAGGGCGCGGCCACCGGCGTGGTTAAGGGCCTGTCGGCGGCGTCGCCATTGACGTGGGCGCCGGACATGGGCGGCTTTGCCGATTACGTGTTGGCGCGCGCGGAAGCCAAAATCACTGGCAAGCCGATGGAAGACGTGATGGCCGGCATGGCTGCCAAGCGCAAGGCGCAGGCGGATGACTCGGTGCTTGGGCGCGTGCGCGAGGCGATTGATCCATCTCAAGTTCTGCCGACAAGTGAGGCTGTGGCCAAGCCGGTGTTGGGCGTGACCGGAGAATATCAGCCGGAGAGCGGTCCTGGCCGGGCGCTGCAGGGCGCCGTGCAGGCGGCGGTGGGTGGTTTGGGGGCCGGTGGTGGCGGTGTGGTGCGTGGCGCGACGGGCGCGGGTGCTGCGCGCGCCTCGGCTGCGCTGGCGCCGCTGAATGCGGTCGGTGGGGCTTCGTCGTCGGCGGTGACGGATGTGACCGGCGATCCGCTGCTTGGCGCGGCGGCCGGCATGGTTGGCCCGGGGTTGGTCGAGGCGGCGCGCAACTCTACCGCGGCGAAACTACGTGGTTTCACGCAGGCGGGCCGTGAGGAGGCCGTAGGCGCGCGGCTGCGGGCTGAGGCGAATGATCCTGCCGCGATGGAGCAGGCGCTATTCCCCGGTCCACGCCAGCCGGGCGGTGACGAGATTATCCCGGGATCACAGCCGACGACGGGCGAACTGACCGGGGATCGCGGCATTCTCGAGGCGCAGCGCCGTGCGGTGACGGAAGACGGCACGCCGTTCAACGAGCAGCGCGATCAGGGCGCGATCGCCCGGCAGGAAGCCCTGGCCGGTCTGGCGCCGGATGCCGACGTGATGAAGCCGGGCCGGTTGTTTGAGACGCAGCGCGCGCAGATCGAGCAGGGCGCGGAATCGGCGCTGGCTCGGATGGAGCAGGGCGCGCAGGAACTGGCATCGCGGGCGCTCGGGCCGGGAGAAACCCCAGAGGCGCGCGGCGCCGCCATTCGGTCGGCAATGGAGGCGGTGAAGGCTGAGGCTAAGCAGGCCAATCGTCGGCTGTATGACGCGGTGGATCCTGACGGTTCGGTCAATCTGGTGGCGACGCCGATCCGCGAGACGGCGGACACGATTCGCAAGAGCGTCGGCGACTATGCGGCGCCGGTGTCGGACGTTGAAAAGGCGATCTATGACCGCGCGCGATCGATGCCGGATGTGGTGCCGTTCAAGTCGATGATGGATTTCGATCAGTACGTGACCGCGGCTATGAAGCAGGAGCGGCTGTCCGCCGGCGAAACCCCGGTTTGGGGGCGGCTGTCGCAGATGAAATCCGGCATCCAAAAAGCCATAAATGAGGCCGTAGATAATCAGGTCGCCTATGACCAAGCGGCGGTCGGCGCGGGCAAGAAGAAGCCTGCCGACACGGTGAGTGCGCGGCTGGAGCAGTTGCATGACGAATACAATGGCCAGCTTGGACGGCCTCGGGACGCTGAAGGCGCTGCTGGAGAAAACCGCGCCACCGGCACGGCCGGGCTTTTTGGAGATGGTGCAGCACCGGGCGCTGGTGGAGGGCGATCTGGAGATGCTGCGGGCGCTGCGCGAGTACCAGAAGGAATCCCGGCGGCTCGGCTCCCTGTAGAGCGGCGTAAAGAGGTCGAACAGCTCCGCAAGCAGTATGGCGATGCGGTCGCCGACAAATACGAAGCGCAGCAGTTGCGCGAACTGGCGCCGAAGGCTGCGGCCGCGCCGGACCTGAACGACTTCCCAATCTATTATCCCGGCGGCAATCTGCGCGCCAAATATCAGGTCATGGAGCACGGCGATCTGGTTACGTCGCACGATGCCAATTTCAAACTGCGGCCGGAATATCCGCAGCAGTTGCAGCCGCGCGCGCGGGAGAGCGCACCGGCGCGCGATCAGGTCAACGGCATGGCGGCGCGGATCCAGCCGGAGCGATTGGGGCCGTCGCCGGAGGCTAATTCTGGGGCGCCGATTGTCGGGCCGGACGGCGTGGTTGAGAGCGGCAATGGCCGCGCGCTGGCGATTGGTCAGCATTACCAGAAGGGCGGCACGGAATATCGCAACTGGCTCGAGCAGCAGGGTTTTGACACGGCCGGCATGAAGCAGCCGGTTCTCGTCGCGCGGCGGGTTTCCGAGATGTCGCCGCAGCAGCGGGAATACTTTGCGCACTCGGCGAATTCGTCGGGATCGCTGCGGATGAACGCCGCTGAGCAGGCGTCGGCCGATGCCAAGCTGATCTCCCGCGATACGGTGGCCAAGATCGGCGACATGCCGGTGACGGCGGCGGAAAACCGTCCGTTCGTGCGTGAGTTCGTAGATAAGTTGCCGGCCGGCGAGCGTGGCGGCATTCTGGACAAGGACGGTAACCTGTCTCAGGCCGGCGAGCGGCGGCTGTCGGCGGCGCTGGCGTCGCGCGCGTTTGACGATGCCGGGTTCATTGGCAAGGCGTTCGATTCGACGGACAGCAACATCAAGCAGCTCGCTTCGGCGCTGACCGACGCGGCCGGGCCGTGGGCGCGGATGCGCGAGGCCGCGCATGACGGGTTGATCGACGCCTCGCACGACGTCACACACGAGCTGATGGCCGCGGTGAAAAAGATCATGCGCGCGCGCGACGAGGGGCGCCCGATCGGCGAAATCCTGCGCCAGAACGATATGTTCCAGTCGGACATCGCGCCGCTGATCGAAAGTCTGCTGTTCCGGGATGTGGAAAAGGGACTGCTGGCGTCGCGGAAGCGGGTTGGCGATGCGCTGAAAGCCTATGCGGCGGAGGCAGAGAAGAACTTGGCCGGGCCGCGGCTGTTCGGTGACGACGTGAAGGCGACCGACATTCTCAAGACGACGATGGAGCGGGTGGGGCGCGAGCCTGACGAAGCCGGTATGCCGGTTTCGGACGCGCCGACGTTCGATTCCGGGCCGCGCGAGGTGCGCCGCGGGCTGCAGCCGAACTTTGACGAGGCGGCGGCTGGTCGGCTGAAGGCGGCGAAGTCGAACTACGGCGAATATGCCCGGACGTTCAAGGACAAGCCGGTGGCGCCGACGCTGAAGGGGTTCAACGGCAGTTACGACGTGCCGAACAGCGCCGTGCCGTCGCGCGCGGTGCTCAAGGGTGACAAGGGCTATGAGACGGCCAAGGCATTCCTGAAGGCAGCCAAGAACGATCCGAACGCGGTGGCGGCGATGCTCGATCACGTCGTTGATCCGCTGCGCAAGAAACTGGGCAACGGCACGATCAGCGAAAGCAATCTGGCGGCGTGGAAGCGCGACTACGGCAACGTGCTGCGGGCGTTTGATGAGGTGTCGCCGGGCTTTTCCAAGCGGTTCGATAGCGCGGCCAAGGCGTCCGATCTGCTGACGGAGGCCGGTGCGATCGCCAAGCAGAACATGGCCGAATTCCAGAAGAGCGCGGCAGCGAAGCTGATTGGCAAAACTGATCCGGTCGAGGTCGAGAACGCCATTGGCACGATGTTGAAGGCCAAGCATGGCCCGACGCAGATTGCCGATCTGGTGAAGCGCGCCGACAAGGAATCGCTGGAAGGTCTGCGCAAGGCCGGCGTGGATTACATGGTGCGCGCCATGACCGCTGTGCAGGAAGCAGGCACGTCCGGGACGCAACAGATGAAGGGCGGCGTCTTCAACAACTTCGTCCGCAACAACGAGGCGTCGCTGTCCCGGCTGTATCCGCCGGAACAGGTCGCGATGATGAAGCGAATCAACGACGATTACATGCGCGCGAGCCGGCTGAGCGCGACGCGTGTGGTCGGCAGCCCAGGCACGGCCAAGGACATGGGGCCGATTGTCGGAAAGATCGCCGCGGATGCCAAGAAGCACGCATCGCTGATGTCGGCGATCACTGCCGGCGTCATTGCCGGGGCGCATAGCGGCACCATGACCGGCATCATGACCGGCATGGGCATCAAGGGCGCGTCGTACATCGTGGGAACGATGCGCGCGGCAGGCATCAAGCGGGCTGAGGATGCGTTCCGGGATGCGTTGCTCAATCCGGAGCGCGCGCGCTATTACCTGGCGCAGGTGCAGCCGGAGCGGCCGAACGTGGGGCCGCTGTTTGCCCTGTCCAAGTCGATCCGGCGCGAACTGGCGTCGGTGCCGACGCAATCCGACGAGCGCCGGAAGGATCGGCAGGTGCGGCGTGCGAGCGGCGGGCGGGTGTCGGACGAGGGAATCGACAGCGGCGGCGCATTTGGCACCTATTCGCCTGCGGAGGATGCTGGACGTCAGCCGTCCTTTCTCGACAAGCTCTTTGGCGCGGTGATCAACTCGACTGCGACGCTGCCCAAGCGCGCGATCGAGAATTCACAGTATGCGCTGGATACCGGAAACTATGATCCGTCCGTGCCGGTCGAGGCTGCGATGACCGCGATGACCGGAGGGGTCGGCGGAACCGGCGGCGGTGTTGCGTTGGGGTCGGGACCAATTAAGCGAGCCGCAGGAGATTCCATCCCTGACGCGCGCGACGCTATTCTGGCGCTTCAGCAGAAGCGAGCTGCGGCGGCGACGCCGGAGGTTGAAGCTATGGGCATCTGGAATGGCGTTCGCGGCAAGCAGGCTGATGCGGAGCGAGCGCTGCAGATGAACCGGACGCGCTATGAGGGGTTGAGGTCGGAAGACGAATTCAAGGCGATCGAGGATTTGGTGCGCCAGCAGTACGGCACCAAATGGACCGATCCAGCCAAAGTGAGTGCGCTGCGGGACAAGATGAGCGAACACGCGCTGGATGTTGTCGAGAGCGGTGGGGCGGTGACGGCGGATGCGCTGAAGGCTGCTTTCCCGAAGGCGGATGCCGCATCAATCGAGCATGTTTTGGGTCTGCACAAAGCAAAGCGCGCGGCCGGCGGGCGGGTCTCGCCTCAATCCGGCACGCGCGCGGTGCTGAGCCATTACGGGCTTTAGGGGACGATCTGGCCGCCGCCGATCACTGGCGAGAGGATGCGCCAGAGGATCAGCACGGCGATCAACGCGGCGATGATGTAGAGGATCTTCACGACCATCGCCGGCAGCGCCAGTCCGAGTGCACCGAGCACCCAAATGATGAGGAATACGGCCAGAGCGACGACGCAAATGGCGATTAGGGCACGAATGACGGCTTCGATCATTTTCTGCGCTCCGGTTGTAAGAAATAAGGTATGCGTTGACTTGTAATCGAAGGGCAACGCGAGTGGAACCCTAGCGTTCCGTGCATGAGGATCCAGATATGTTGAACCTGCATGGCATCTCGCGCGAATCCTTTGATCTGATCGTCAGTTTTGAGGTCTCGAGCGAGGCCGCTTACAATAAGCAGTATCGGCGGCCGGAGCGGCCCGGCGGCGAATCCGGGATCACGGTCGGCATCGGGTATGACTGCGGATATGTGACCGGCGCTGAAATTCGCAGAGACTGGGGCGGCAAGATTGCTGCGGGCATGGTCACTGCTTTGGTGGGCGTCGCTGGCCTGAAGGGCGCGAGCGCGCAGAAGGTGCTGGCTAGCGTCCGTCCGAAAGTCGATGTGCCATGGGCCGTCGCGATCGACGTGTTTTCCAATGTCAGTATCCCAAAATACATGGCCATGGCGCGCAACGGGTTGCCGGGTTTCGATGACCTGACGCCGGATTGCAAGGGCGCGCTGCTGTCGCTCGTCTACAACCGCGGTGCATCATTCAGGAATTCCGGTGCTCGTTATTCCGAGATGCGCGCTATTCGCGCCGACATGCTGTCTGGCGATCTTGCGGATATCCCGGTCCAGCTTCGCAAAATGAAGCGGTTGTGGACGACGGCTAGCGTCCGCGGTGTGGCGCTGCGGCGCGATCAGGAGGCCCGTCTGTTTGAGCGCGGCTTGAAGGCCTCAAGTTCTCGCGCGTTGGCTGAGCCGGAGACGCCCGAAGAAGAGCCACAGGATCCGCCGGCTGAGGCAGCCGCGCCAATCCCGGTGAGCGATGCCGTTCCGGTCGCCGGCGACGTGAGCGGCGACCCCGAACTGTTCTCCGTTAAGAAACGTCTGCGGGCGATGAATTACAATCCGGGTGTCCAGAATGGCGTCTGGGGCGGCATGACCGCAGGCGCGATCGCTGGGTTCATCAATGACCGGCCGGGCCTGACGATGCTGGCGCCGACGTCGATTGAGACGTTTTACGATATTCTGGATGACCTGAAGGCCGAACTGGGCGAGGCGGAATCCGAGACGCCGCCGTTCACGCGGCCGGTGACGGAGGCGCGCAAGACGGGCGACGCCGCCACCGTGGCTGAGGTGGCCCCAGAGGTGGTTCCGGTGAAGCAGAACTTCCTGCTGAGCGCGTGGACGGCTGTGATGACGTTTCTGTATGGCGTCTATACGACTGTCAGCGATTACGTGTCGCAGGCGTGGGATTTCTTCACCGACAACAAAGACAGCCTGCCGAGCGATTCCGGATTTCTGCATACCGCGTGGGGATGGGTGTCTAGCCTGCCGCCGATCGTTTGGATACTGGTTTTGGCCGGCCTGTTTGGGTTTATCGCAATCAATTCGCGGGCGGCCGGCAACAAGATCACCGAATCGGTCTCGACGGGAGCGCGGCAATGATTGGGATGTATTTCAAGATCGGCATGGCGGCGCTGAGCGGGGCTGGCATCCTGACCAAGCTGGCGGTTGCTGGCGCGCTGCTGGCGGCTCTGCTGAGCGCCTATGGTGTCTGGCACTACAAAGTCTATTCCAAGGGCTATGACGCAGCTCTGGCCGCCGTAGCGCGCGCCGACGCCCGCGCGGTGGGCAAGGCGACCGAATACCGCAACGTGTTCAAGGAATGCCGCGCGCAGGGCCGCAACTGGGACCAATCGACGGGGAAATGCTCATGATCGGTCGGCTGCTCATTGTGTGTTTGCTGGCGATCGTCCTGGCCGGGTGCGCCGCTACGGGGCCGGGATCGATTGCCGGCGGCGAGTGCAAAATTTTCGAGCGTCCCGAATATGCCGTGCGTGGCAAACGCCCCTACGATCAGGACTGGATAGACAGTCAGATCGAGGGCGGCGTTGGCGGCTGTGGCTGGAAGCGCCCGGCGGCGCGCCCGGCGGCGCTTGATGCGCCCGTGACGCGCAAATCGGCGCCCGTAGCTCCCCCAAAGAAACATAGCGTTGTGCAGCGCATCAGGGAGAGGATCGGTGGATATCCTATGTCGCCTACTGTACCCTATGTAGCGGCACCTATTCTCCCGGCTGTAGTTGAACCTAAACCAGCACCTGTCCCGCGCGAACCCGTTGATGAATTGCTGCGGCCTGGTTCCGATAGTTCAAGGCAGCCGAGATGAGCAACGCAGATGGGTCCAGATCAGATATTCGAGATCGTCCAGAAGGGCGGTTGGGCGCTGTCGCCGTTGCTATTCTGGTTGTGGTGGCGATCGGACATGGAGCGCCGTTCGTTGCAGGTCAAGCTGGAGAATTTATCAGAGCGCACCATCACCATCATGGTCGAATTGAAAGGGCTATTGAGTGGGCGCGGGGGCACAACATGAACCTTGGCCATTGGGTACGCGATAAGATTATGTCTCGTTCCGTACACGAGGATAAGTACGAGCGCGCTATTCAGTTGGCCGATGAGGTCTCCGGGACCATAAAAGATCGCACAACCGGGGGTGATCCTTTCACGGTTATAGCGCTTGATCTGCTAAGGTTAGCGGTGTCGGATGGTGGCGTTGATCCGGCGTTGGTAGCTGAAGCCTTTGAGATTCAGCAGGAAGCTAAAATCTATCGGGGGCCGTCGTAATCATGCCGCAGGACCAGATGACCTCGCACGAAAAAGTTAATCTTTTCCTCCTGGTCCTGAATAGCAATTTTGCGATTATCACTGGGTTTATGCTGATCACGATCGTCTTGTATCTGGTCTGGCAGGCGCGCGAAAATCACTTGTCATGGAAGGATTGGGCGGTATCGCTGCCGCTTGGCATGACGGTTGCTCTTGCCATGTACGTCGAGAACTTTGGCCAATTGATTGTCCGGGTGACAACGTGGATTTGGCGCTGGAGCGGGGCTACGGCGCCGTTTGATTATGTCCAGCAGCGGTCGATCGGCTTGGGGTCGGTCATCGGCCTGATCGGCTTGCTGATGCTGATTCGGGCTATCAGCAAGCCCCGGTTCGGGGAGCGGATATGGTTGACCGCGGTAGTTTTTGCCGCGGTCAACACTGTCTGGACGATCTACGTTTTTGCCGGCTGAGCGGGTGCTGTGTCAGCGAACGCTTCGGCGAGGTATGTTTTGTCCTCGTCGGTAAGTTGCATGTCCATGCCGGCTTGCTGAGCGGCTTGGGTGACTTCCTTGGCCGTCTGGAGCGCCTGAGATAACCCGTCGTTCACGAACTTGATCTGCGCCGACAGGGTGGCCGCATAGCGCATATACAGATCGGCCTTGGCCTTGTTCTGGGTGTTCTCGCCTGTGAGCAGGTCGATCATGTTCTGCCGCTGCGCCAGTTCGGCCTTGAGGCTGGTGTTCTCGTCGCGGAGCAGCATCAGCGCTTGCTGGCCCTTCTCGTGTTCCTCCATGAACTTGATGGCGGCGGACTTCTCGTTGAATTCGTTAGTTGGGATTGGGGTGTTCACTTCGGATATCCTTTTCAGCAGATTTTTGGCTCGATTTGGCAGAACGGGTGCGGGGGCGGGCTGACCCTGCTTGTATGCGTGCAGGAAGTCAGGGAGATGATGGACAGTATCAGCAGCCATTTCATGGTTCCTCCGGTGGTTGTTGCCCGTCGATGAGGATGGTGGCGTGCACCGATCGAGCGTGGGTGTTTGCCGCCGCGTCGGCGGTTTCCTTGGTGGCGTAGACGTAGCCAATGCATCCGCCGACGCCGGCGGTCGGGTAGATGTTGGCGTAGCCTTCGTAGAGGTCATCGCAGATGTGGGTGAGTTTATAGGGGACGGTCACGACTGGCCTCGTTGGTCGAGGGCTGAGCGGCCTGGCGCGGGGTCTCCGAAGAAGGCGGCGGTGATTGAAACCGGCCATGCGGATGCGACGCGATCGCGCTCGGCGAGGACTTCCGGAGGGCAGTCTGATTTGATGCGGATCTGGTGCCGCAACTTCTCCGCCTGCTTCTCGTCAGTGGCGATCTTGGGCGTCTTGCGCCTCAACGGGATTCGCATGTCGGTTTCCTCATGATGCCCTCGTGCAGGGCAGCGCGCAGTTCGTCATTGCGCAGGCCAAGAGCAAAGAGACTGGCGCGGTAGACAGTCTCGGTGAATTCGCCGTCGTGGAATCGGCGGTGCAGGGCGTCGATCTTGTCGGCGCGCTCGGCGCTAGAATGGCGCATTGTCTTTGAAAATGTGATGCGCGACCTGCTTGTGGGTCCAGTCAGTCTGCACGTTTTCGTCGGTCTGCTTCCGATATTTTTCGCGCTCCATGGCGATCTTGGACATGTCCGCCTTCTCGTCGTAGACGCGCTGCCGATAGCCGCTGGCGTGCGCCGTTTCATAGGCGAGCTTGGCCTGACAGGCTTCCAGCGACGCCTGGAGCTTGTCGTTTTCTTCGCGCATGGACTGCTGAACGTTTATGGCGACAGCCAGCCGGGAGTTGGCCTCGGCGTTGCGCTGGCTGTACGTGTCGATGCGCGCGGCGAGGTCGCGGACCTGCTTGCGCAGGAAGGCGATGGTGTCCGCCGGCTTCTCTCCGGGCGGCGTGCGGGCGGGCTTCATTTGGCTTTGTCCTTGTTCTCGAAATGGAGGAGCAATTCTCGATGTAACGAGCGATTTAGGCCGACGCTGACCTGCAGCCGCGCGCGCATGGCGGTGTGCATCTCGCCGTCGAAATAGTCCTGTGCCGCGCGTAGGTCGGTTTGCTTAGCGATCCACTGGCGAGCTGCGTGGGCGTATTCGTCGGCGTTCTGCGGCGGTAGCGGTCCATCGGCCGGCGGAGCGGGGGTGTCGTCCGCCGGCCTGGTGGCAGGGGGCATGTTGTTATCTGTGGCAGGGGGCATCACCTCGCTTTCTGGTTCTGGCGCTTTGGCTGCGCGCGGGCGCCGGGCGGGCCTTGGCGCTGGGGCGGGTTCGGTGTCAGGGCCGATCATGGCCTCGATTTCGGCAATCATGGTTTCGTCGGTCATCCCCGGGATGAACCGATCGCAGACAACGTAGACCATGCGCTTGAGCAGTTTGGTGTAGGCCACACCGTCCATGGCCGCGAAGTTGGTTGGCAGCGGCTTCCATCGGACGGTGTTGCGGAGTGGGTCGAAGATGCGGCGGCAATGGCGAGCCGCAATCAAGATTTCGTCCATGGCATCCTCCTTCTCGTGCAACCAGTCGCAGGCTTCAGCGACTTTGGTAGCGAGGGACCATGCGAATTTTAATTGTCTCAAACTGCGGGGCTGGGTGACGATCGCTTTGACCTGCGCGTCCATTTTGATCGCCGCGAAGTCGCTTTCAAATACGGCGGCGTCAATAAACAAGCCGATCTCGCCTTGCCGCGCCGCTCTCTTTCGCATCACAAGTTCGGTCATGGCTTCACTGCATCGTCTTGTTCTGGTGCTTGGCGTTATGCCGCATGGTCATGATCGAGTTGCTGATCTGATCAAGCAGCGCTTTGTCGTTGTTCGTGTCCGGTCCAAGCTGCATGCAGAGCAGCGTGTAATAGACGAAACCAATTATACTAAGCGCGTGGTGCGCGGTCGGCTGCGCCAGCAAAATCTGCATGACCTGATTGACGGCCTCGGCGTGAACCGCAGCCTCTTCCGGTGTGAGGGGGCGGATTTCCGGCGCGTCGGTGGGGGTGTCGGTCATAATTGCTTCCTGTAAACTCGGTTGAATGCGATCGCGACGTCTGCCAGCCATTCGCCCAAAATCTGAGGGAATATCCAGAACGTGACAATCACGAAAACCTATAAGCCGGATAGCAGTTCGGTCATCACTCAAACCTCCGCATTGCTTTGTCGGCCAAACCAGTCAGTTCGGCAGAGTCTGGCGGCATAAGATCCTCGAAATGCTGATTGATCGTGGTCTCCACAAATTCATTGAGGAGGTCCGGCGTCTTGGCCGCAGCGATGCCTGCCTCGCAGTGCTTCAAGAAGCCTTCGTAATCAATGCGCGGGTCGGGGTAGCCAAGATCGCGCGTCTGCGGTCCTGACGTGATCGGATCGGGCTTTGTCTCTGTCTTGGCGCCGGGCTTCGGGCGGCCCGCCGGCGCGGCCTCGGCGGCCATGACAAGCTCCAGCCGGCGTTTCTCGAATGCTGCCTGGATGTCGGCGAATACCGTGTCGCGCGCCTTCTCATAGATCAGGTCCAGCGTCGTATTGTTGCGGGCGTCCCACTGGTTCAAGTCGGCCTCGGTCTTGGCCGTTTGGATTGCTGCGACGTAGCGCGCTGCCCAGGCTTTCATGCCCTCGCCCTCGATGGTGGCGAGTTCTGACGGTTCGGCCGGTGTTGGCGGCGCGGCCGGCTTTTCCTCGGCTGCGGTCGGCGACGGCACCGCGGCGCGCTGGCGCGGCTTGGGGGCCTGATCCACATGCCCGTCGTGGTGATCGGCGTCCTCGTCGTCCTCGCCGGATGGAATCTGAAACAATGCTTTCAGAAAATATTTCTGCGCGGCGGTGGCGCACTTGTTCAGTGCCTTGTCGTCAAAGCCGCCCTTGCTGTCGCGGGCACGGGACATGCCCGTCCACTCGGGGCTGTGCGGCCAAATCTCGCCGCTGCTGTGAATGATCGTGAACTGGTACGTGGCCATGACGGCGGTGTCGTTGTCAAAAATGTTCTTGTGCTTCTCGGACGGAATGACTGCGAGTCCTGCGCGCCCCATCAGCGGGGTTAGTTTGCGGTACAGATCTTTGTAGGACATGTATTTGTAGTTCTGGAATTTGTTCTCGCCTCCCTCGGCGACCACGCCAATGTCCGCCATGACAGAGGCGATCGCTTTGGCGATGTTTGCGAACCCGCCGGTCAAAGCCTGCTGCTGAGCAGGGACTGAAAACTGCGGCACGTTGAAAACCGGCTGCTGGCTGTTGCCTGCGACGGCTGGCACGTTGTTGGACGTTGAAAGCGGCATATCCTCAACGTCGATGTGCTCTGCTGTGGCGGTTGCGTTTGGCATTGGTGTCCTCGGGTTGGGGATCGAAATATCGCCTTTACGGGTGGGCCGCTGTGGCCCGGTTGATGGAGGCGAGAATAACGCCTCCATCTGAATTGTCAAATGCGTTTTGACGAATTACTTCACCACGCTCCGTTCTTTTACGATCGCACCCGGAACATCAACGCCTGCGCGGATCGCCTTCTGCGCCAAGCAGGTCAACAGCGCAATCACCTCGGCGTTTGTCTTGAACGACTGGAACACCTTCTCGGCGTCGATCTCGGTGACGAACTTTTCGACCTTGACGCTGGCAGCTCGGCCGGTGCCGCCGCGAATCTGGCTGGCTGGTGGCGGGACATTGGGGGTGGGCGCAACGGGCGGCGGCGGCGGCGGTGCATTGGCTGCTTCGGCATCGCGGATGGCTTTGGCGTGTTCAAAGGCGAGTCGGTCGTGCTCTTCTTGGATGCGTTTGGCGGCGATGCGTTTCACGTCTTCCCATGCTCCAAGTGCTTTTCCGATTTTCTTGGCCTCGTCGTCGGCGTCGTCGCGCAGCGGAAACCAGACTTCGCGCAGCGCCTTCTGTGCGGTGAGCAGCGGCCGGTTGGCTTCCTCGTAGGCGTCGGCCGCCCGCTTCTTGATGGCAAGGAATTCCGTCTGCAGGCTGCGCGCGCGGCCTGACTGCTCGTCGGATTCGATGGTGGCGAATTCGGGCAGATAGGCCCGCTGCTCGGCGATCTCGCGGGCGATCTTGGAGTCTGGTGTCTCGTCCGTGGTCTGTGGCTCTGACGGTGCGACCTCGGCTGGCGACGCTTCTGCTGCCGGTTTGCGCGACTTGTGATCGTCGGACCATGCCTCTCCGCGGCGCGCGACCGAATCGTACATCTCTTCGGTGATCGGGTTTTTCGCGATGTAGCTCCACAATTCTGAGATGGCGTCGCCTGTGACGTCGCGGCCGGTCTCGGCGTTGCCAATGCGGGCGGTCATGACGCGCCCGTCCATGAAGACGGCAACTGGCTCCCAGCCGACGCGCTTGCTATTGCCGGCAGCGTTTCGCTCGGTGATGCCCTTGCGGTAGAAGCCAAGGCAGACGCCTTCGTTGTAGATAGGCGGCTTCTCGCCGCGAATGCTTGCGGCCCAGAAGTTGTAATCCTTGGTCCAGTATTCGACCTTCTCGGCCTGGGACATCTCGGTCACTTCGACTCCTCCGTGGCTTCCTCGGTCGCCGCTTCTTCCTGCGGCTCTGGCTCGATCTTCTTCACCTCGTACTCGCCGCGGATGTTGGCGTTGAAGTGCCGGCCAACGCTCTCGGCCTCCATGAGTTCTGTATGCTTGGCCGTTGGCACATCGCCGTATGCATACGACGTCCCGTTGCGAAATTGTACGGTGAGCGTGCCCTTGTCGTCGCCGGTTGGCTCAAAACCGATCGCCGCGATATTGCTGGATTCAACTGGGGTCATTTTCGTTTCTCCACTTTGCCATTGATCTTGCGTTTTACGGTGCGGTCGAAACCGCGCGACTTGATAGGAACGGATTTCCCCGATCGATTGATCTTCGCCGGCTTCGGTCGCGCCATGGTCGCGGTGCCGCCTCCGATCGCGTAGAGCCTGGCAGCGATAGCGAACGGGTCTTTCCCGACACTGCGCCAGTATGCTAATTCATCGCCATAGGCGTGCTGCCGAGCGTGGCACCCTATGTCGGGGGTGCCTAACAGGGGGCGGCACAACGGGACGCAATACCGATCCGCTGGTTTCTCTCCGCCACCTGTTGGCCTCTTTCCGTGCTCATCAGATCCGCTGCGAATGTGAGCCGCATCTGAGGGGGCTGGCCTGCCGCATACGCAGCAGGGTAGCGTCCGCACGAATTCCAAATATTTGTTGTCGCGTTCGCGCGGCTGTCGCTGCCGCAACTCGGTCATCGGACGAAAACCGAAACGATGGCGACCGCGAATATGATCACTGCTACGCGCTCGCAAACCGCAATCGTGCGCTCTCGCATGGCGTCCAGTTCTGAATATTCGCGGTCGGTCATGGTGCCGTCTCCTTAGACGAGGGTGGTGTTGTTGACGATGGCGGCTAGGACGTGGCCCTGGCCGTCGAACGCCGTAAGCGTGTCGGTGAACTGCGATCCGGAAACCAGATCGGCCGCAGAGATACCGGGGATGAACAGACGGTTGAACGAATTCGCCGACGTGTTGTTGTCGCCGCCGTCGTCGGTCTGGAACGCGGTGTTGGATCCCTTCACGAACCAGTCCACGTTTCCGTTGACCGCATCAAGCCGGGCTTCTGCCGTGACGGCGTTGACAGCCGCAGAACGGTCGGTGTCGTAGCTGCGTTCAAATCGCCCGCCGCCGGCAAGGAAGTCGGCGAGCGAGCCAACGTCCGTTCCGATGTCGATATAGTCGCTGGTGGCGGCGCGATCCGCGCGATTGGTCGAAGAACCGTTCGCTGTCGATTGCGTGCCGGCGGCGGCCTGATAATTGTTCGTGAGTGTCACGCCGTCCTGCGTGCTGGAGATCGGCACGATGGGCGGAGAGACTTCGCGATAGCTGATCTGCGTAAAGATGTGGACGCCGTTGTTGGCATTGGTCACGCCGTTGAAGTGGGTCGATGGCGTTCCGTTTCCGCTGGAGAAGTCACCGTTGGCCTTCTGGTCAGATACCGGAATGCTGCCGTTGAAAGTAAAAGCGTTGTTCGGCATGAACGGAGGGGCCGGCGGCTCCGGCGGCCCCGGAGGAGTCGGAAATAGGTCTGACATGCTTCGGGTGCCGTCGCTGAACGAGACGTATTCCATATTGACCAGAGTATCGATGGCGCCGGTCGAGTTGTTGCGCAGCAGGACGCTTCCCGCGTTGTCCTTTGCCCATGTGTATCCGGACTGCGCACCGTAGCCGCCGGCAGTGTCGTTGCCGAGGTTGCCGTTGATGAGGTTGCTGCCATCACCACCGCTGACAAAATCGTCACCTTGTCCGGCGTAGACCGTATCGTCGCCCATGCCGGAAATGATCGTGTCATTTCCCATGTTGCCGTAGGACAGGTCGTTGCCTTGATTGCCGATCAGCAGGTCTGCGCCTGCACCGCCAATTAGAACATCGTCGCCAGAACCGCTGCTGATCGTATCCGCGCCGCCGTTGCCAAAGATGATATCGGCGCCGCCGAGCGTGATGATCATGTCCGCGCCATCGAGGCTGTCCTGACCGCCGACCACGGTGTCATTGCCGCCGCCGCCGTTGATGTTGTCCGATTCTTGCGTGCCTTGAATGATCTCAGACGCAGTTGTGCCTTGATAGTTCATGGTGTCTCCTTGGGGTTATTCGTCCGCCACAGCGACGGAGAATTTCAATTAGCCGAACACGACGCCCGCGCGAACCGTATCGTTTGCCAGTGCAACATCGACATTGACCAGCCCGGGAAGATTTGGGGCGCCCTCGCTGACGCACCACGCCTGAGTGTATGCGATGTAATTGGCCCAGCTCATTGCGGCGTATTCATCTTCGTGAGTGGAATGCATCTCAGTCTCCGTTGGGATGGGGCGCGTTGCCCTTTTGACAAACCGAACCTCTCACGCTCGAAAACATCTGTCAAGTTCGTTTTGACAAAAATCTGATCCCGTGCGATAAATGGAACATGGCAAAGCATAAAACATCCACCCCGCAAGAGGGGTTTCAGGCCGCTCTGGCCGCATACACCGCAAAGATTGCGCCGGACCTCGGGCGGTCGAATGGCGCGATGGCTCACCTGGCGCGCGCGCTTGGCGTTTCTAGGCAAAATGTGGACTACTGGAGGCGTGCTGGCATCTCTACAGGGTTTGTCAGCAAAGTCGAAAAATTAACGGGCGTCCCGCGTCGCATCCTGCGGCCGGACATTTTTGGACAGGAGTGACAGAATTGGCAAAAGCAGCGAAGAAAGCAGCGGTGCCCAAAGCGCCGAAGGTGAAAGCCGAGAAGCCAGCCAAGGCGCCGAAGGCCGTAAAGCCGGCCAAGCCGGTGAAGGGCGCGCCGGTTGGCCCGGCCGATCGCGATCAGCAGGCGCTAGCCCGGCATCACCGTGACAAGTACATCGGCCTGCGCGAGGCGCTGAACAAGGCCAGCCGCGCCATGCAGGCGTTTGGCAAGGTGGTCAAGGGCGACGGTCTGACCATGCGCCAGATCAAGCTAATGGTCGAGTTGCAGACGCCGGAAGGTGAAGCGGCGTTCCGTGCGACCGTGGCGGCTGATCTGCAAGCGGCGCAGTGGCAGGGCGCGGCGGTCGGCGCGCAGCTCTCGCTGTTCTTGGAGCCGGATCGCACCGATTCCGGTGACGTGGCCTATGAGGCCGGCGTGCAGGACTCCATGGATGGCAAAACTGCCAGCCCGAAGTATGCGCCCGATCTGCCGCAGCATGCCCGCTATATGGAAGGCTACCATGCGGAGACCGAACGGCGCATCAAAAGCGGGATTGTGAAGCTTGAGGACACGGACACCAACGTCTCCAAGCTGATCACGAAAGACGAACGCGAGACGGCGGCCAAGGACAAGGCCGACGCGGCGGCTGCTCGATCGGCGGCGCGTGCGCCGGTGACGCCGGGTATGTCCCGCAAGGATTTCGTCGCGCAGCAGCGGACGGAGAAGCAGGGCGCTCGTGCGGCTGCTGAAGCACTGTTCACCGGGCCGGGCAAGATTCACTGACCTCAAACCAGACGGTGAAAATTAACATGGTCCGGGAGGTTTCGACTTCCCGGACTATTTTTTGAGGGCGCCATGCACGAGACTGTCGAGATACGGAAAGAGCCGACCAGGGCCGATATCAAGCGACTGGTGAAGGTTGCCGCGGATACCGTGCTGGAGATCGCGCGCGCCGACGGTGCGCTGGGCCATGAGGCTGTGATGGAATTGTACGTCGAAAAGCTCTACCGGGCAGTGGTCGCCGGCAAGATCAGGAAACGGCGATGATTTTCATGGCGATCGATCCCGGCATGTCCGGCGGAATTTGCTTCATGCAGGTGGAAGGCGCATTTCGCGAGGTGCTGTTTGCTGCTGAGCTGCCGGTCTGCGACGACGGATCGAATCGCCAGATCGATGTGCCTGTGTTGTGCGACTGGATTGAAAAGTACGATCCTGCTCATGCCGTGATCGAGAACGTGCAGCCAATGCCTTCCATACCGGGCGCGGACGGCGCGCGGCGATCAATGGGCGCGACGTCGGCGTTCCGTTTTGGGATGGCGATAGGCCAATTGCGGGCCGTCGTGCAGGTCTATGAGGTGCCTATCCGATTGGTGGTGCCTCGGGTCTGGAAGAAGCACTTTGGGCTTATCGGCCCGAACAAAGAGCAGTCCCGGCAACTGGCGATCTCGCTTCTGCCCGGCGCCGCGCATTTTCTGACGCTGAAGAAACACCATGGTCGAGCTGAGGCAATGCTGCTGGCGCTCTACGTCACCGACAAAATGGGAATGGTTTGATGGCGGACGACGTGGTGATGGGCGATCTGCTGATGCGGCACTATCGAGTGTTATCCGCAGATCCGCCGTGGCGTTTTGCGTCGAACAGCGCGGCCAATCCCGGACGCAATGCGATGGGCCATTACGACTGCATGCGGTTGGATGACATTGCGGCGTTGCCGGTGGCTGACCTGGTGGCGGACGACTGCGTGCTGTTCATGTGGATCACGGGGCCATTTTTGGCGATCGGTGCGCATATCCCGATTATGGCGTCTTGGGGCTTCAAGCCCTCCGGCATGGGGTTCGTCTGGATCAAGACCAATCCGAAAGCTCCGGGGCTGTTCTTCATGGAACGCGATCTGTTCAAAGGCGGTGGGTTCACGACGCGGAAGAACGCTGAATTCTGCATCATCGGGAAACGTGGCCGATCGGTCCGGGTCAGCAAGAACATTCACGAGGTGATTATTTCGCCGCGGCGTGAGCATTCCCGAAAGCCTGACGAAGCCTATGAACGGATCGAGAAATATTGCGATGGGCCGCGGCTGGAATTGTTCGGGCGTCAGTCCCGCAAGGGGTGGGATGTTTGGGGCAACGAAACCACGAAGTTTGACGCGCCAGATTTGTCATTTACCGCGGGCAGCGCTGCAGCCGAGTGATCTCCTGCTCTGAAACGCCTGCCTGCCGCGCCAGATTGAGCAGCGTGGCCTCGTCGTAGAGCTTGAGAGCCTGACGGACGCTCCAGCAGCTAAAACGCGCTGGCGGGGTGTCCTGCGCGCGGCTCTTGGAGCAGATCGCCATCAGCAGCAGAGCGCACATGACCGGAACCAGGTACGCGCGGGCGGGAATCGGGGTCATCCGGCCATTCCGAGAATCAGCAGGACAGCCCATCCAGCCATCCATGCCGGGTTTTCGGTTAAGAATGATATGGCCGGCGGCGCGATCAGCAGGAACAGCCCCAGGCCGCGAATGATGCGGGTCGTCGTTTGGCTGTTCTGACGCGCCGCCGTCGTGTCTGGATCGAACCTGTAAAAGTCGCTCATGGCGGCCTCGTGGCGCGGTGGAATCTACGGGTGGTGTACCACAGTTCGAAGCAGGCCACATTTTGCGAATTGACGAGTCGAGAAAAGAAGCCCTACAAAAGGAAACGGCCCCGGAGTGTTTCCCGAGGCCGTTGAATTACCCGATTGATGCTTGGCGGCGGATCGGGACAGACAAAGACATAGCATTTTTGTGCTTTCCGTCAATGTCCTGCCCCTCAATCCGTCAGTCACCAATCGGTTCCCGAGTCCGCGTTCAGTCGCGCGGCCGATGTCTGTTTGGTCTGTCAGGGTCCGCTCGGTGGCTCCCGCCTGTAGAAGACAAGCAGCAATCGAGGTGGCCGGCGCCTAGCGAGCCGGGGATACGCCGCAGGAGCGAATGACAGGTATTGGCCTGTCCCGTTTTGACCCATTTGCCGGCCTGCAAACCAGAGAAGGCTAAAACCTTCGGATCGTTGTTCTCGATCCACTAGAGCACTGCCCTTGAGGGTATCTCTGGAAGGCAAAGGGAGAGCTATGTCAGAAAGGGAAAACGATGGCGCCTTTGCCGAAAAATATCAGCGTTGATTATGGAAATGTACCAATCAAAAAGCTTCCGGATGGGAAGGCTTTTGGGGCCGACGATTTGGCTCGTTGGAGCTTGCGCCGGACGATGGGGTATTCCGGCGATGGTGGCGTGACCGCTGCGCCTGTCAGCGTCAAATGTCAGTCGTGTGGTGAGGTTTCGCAGATACTGGCAAAAAAAGTGCCAAAAGGGAAAAAGTATAGGCAGACTTTTGAGTGCCGGTCGTGCGGTGAAAAGAAGGCGCGGGTCCAGAACAAGAATCGCGCGCGGAAAGACAGGAAGATGAAAAGGAAGTCGAACTGATGCCAGCGATTAGCGACGAAGCCAAAGCGAAGAAGCTGAACAACAAGCGCGGTCGGCGCCGGGATGCGGCTGCTGCGCGCGGCAAACTCCTGCTGTCGCCGGCGGACAAGAAGGGATCGCCGCAGTACCGGCGCAAGTTGCTGCTGATGTTCCCGGTGCCAGCAGAGCAGTCGAAGAACGACATGCGCAAGATGCTGACGGAAGCCCTGATCACAACAAGCGAGATGCAGTGATGGCTGAAACAACGGAAATCGCGTGGTGCGACTCGACTTTCAATCCGTGGATTGGTTGCCAGAAAGTTTCTGCCGGGTGCGATCATTGTTATGCCGAAACGCTGATGGATAAGCGGTATGGCAGAGTGAAGTGGGGGCCGCATGGTGAGCGCGTCCGGACTTCGCCCGGCAACTGGAAAAATCCACTGAAATGGAATCGCGCGGCGGCTACGTTTCAAGCGGAGCATGCGCGTCGGCAGCGGGTGTTCTGTTCGTCTCTTGCCGACGTGTTCGACAACAAGGCGCCGGCTGGCGCGCGCGAGGATTTGTGGGCGCTGATCGAAGCGACGCCGGAGTTGGACTGGTTGCTGCTGACGAAGCGTCCAGAGAATATCCGTAAGATGCTTGGCATGTGGGAGATGGCTTTTCCTCCTAATGTCTGGCTCGGAACGACTTGCGAAGATCAGGCTGCGTATGATCGCCGCTGGCCGATCTTGTTTTCCATTCCTGCTCGAGTGCGGTTTATCAGTTATGAACCTGCTCTCGGTCCGTTGACCACGCGAGGATGCATAGGGACGCCAGATTGGATTATCTGCGGCGGCGAAAGCGGTCCGGGATATCGTGCTATGGCAGAGGATTGGCCCGTTTCGTTGATGAACGAGTGCGCTAATTTTGGCGTGGCATATTTTTTCAAGCAAATGGCCGGCAAGGGTTCTATCCCGGACAGATTGATGGTTCGACAATTTCCGGAGGTTAGGTGATGCGTGCGATCGTATGTGGATCACGGTCTCTGACCGATCGGGATTTTGTGTTTGCCGAACTGGATCAGTTCAAGCTGCATCATGGTCTGTCGTTCGTGATTGAGGGTGGCCAGCGCCTGCGCGTGGGCGGCGTGAAAGTCGGCGGCGTCGATTGGTTGGCAAAGCAGTGGGCGCAGGACCGGCGCGTGCAGTGGCGGACGGTGAAGGCGAACTGGGCCGATCTGTCGCACCCGGACGCGGTGATCAAGAAAGGTCCGAATGGACGGTATGACGCGATGGCTGGGCCGCGGCGAAATCTCAAAATGCTGCGCGAGTTCGGGCCGGATGCAGTGATCGCGTTTCCCGGCGGCGCTGGGACCAGCGATATGATGAAGCAAGCGCGCGCTGAGATGGTGCGCGTGTTTGAGGTGACGCGGTGAGCGACGGCACAGTACAAGTTGAACAGGCGTTGATCGGCGCACTGCTGCTCCGCAACGATCTGCTGCCGCTAATCGCAAAAAAGGTCACGGAAGAACACTTCGCAGAGCCTATTCACGCGCAAATATTTGATATCTGCGAGAAGCTGATATCCGCCGGCAAGCTGGCAAATGCCCTGACGATCAAGCCGCTGCTGCCGGCTGATGTGCAACTCGTGCAGGATGTTACGCTATCGCAGTACGTGGCGCGGCTGATGGCGGCTGGCGCCACGGCTTCGGAAGCGCCGCACCTCGCCGGGATGGTCCGCGACCTATCGGACAAGCGGTTGATCTTGGACGTGTGCAACGAGCTTGCGCGGCCTGGGGACGCTGATCCGGCAGAGATTGCGGCGTGGGGCATCGAACAACTGGACGGCATCGTGGCGTCCCGCAATACGCAGCAGATGCCGTCTCTGACGCTAGGCGATTCGGTGATGCGTGCGATCGACGCGGCGGCATCGGCATATGAGCGCGACGGCGCCATCTCGGGGATGAGTTATGGCCTGCGGGATTTGGATCGGAAGACGTCGGGCTTACAGCGTGGCGAGTTGACGATCTTGGCCGGGCGGCCGGGCATGATGAAGTCGGGCCTTGCGCTGAATATGGCTCGGGCGCTGTGCCAAGGCGGCCATCGGGGGATTTATTTCAGCCTCGAGATGGGCGACGTGTCGCTGTCGCGGCGCCTGATATCGGATGCGGTTTTTGATGAGCGGGAAATCCCGTATTTCAAGATGCGGTCGGGGCGGTTCAAGGAAGACGAATTTGAAGCCATGCGCCGGGCCGGGCAGACGCTGGAGGAACTGCCTTTGCGGATCGAGCAGCAGACGGGTCTTACGCTATCCCAGATCGCTTCGCGAGCGCGCCAGATGAAACAGCGCGGCGGTCTGGACTTCATCATGGTTGACCACATGGGGCTTGTGGCGGCGTCGGATCGGTATCGCGGGAACAAGGTCAACGAGGTCGGCGAGGTGTCGAGCGGCCTGATGCGGCTGTCGCGCGAAATGGACATTGGCGTGATCGCGCTGGCGCAGCTCAACCGCGGTGTCGAATCTCGTGATGACAAGCGCCCGAATTTGTCGGACCTTCGCGCGTCCGGGAACATTGAGGAAGACGCTGCGATGGTGATGATGGTCTATCGCGAATCGTACTACCTCCAGAACCGCGAGCCGAAACCGGATTCGCCGGAATACGCTATCTGGCAGGATCAGATGGCGAGATGCCTGAACACGCTGGACATTCTGATCGAGAAAAGCCGCGAGGGATCCACCGGCGGCGTGAAGGTGTTCGTTGACGTTCCTTGTAACGCTGTGCGCGACGAGGGATGGACGCGCGGCTATGTGCCTGCGGAAAATCTGCCTGAGTTCACATTTTAACAGAGGAGAAAACCATGACTGCAACGCTGTTTGTTCTTCCGACGCCGGTACACATTCCCGCCGCCAAGACGGTAAAATCGAAGCCAAAGCCCAAGGGGTATACGGCAGAATTTGAGCAACTGTGGGGGCCGTATCCGCGCAAATTGAACTGCTCAAAATTTGATGCGTTCAAGGCATGGCAGAAATTGTCGGACGAGGAACAGCAACAGGCGATCGCGGCGGTGCCGGTGTACGCGCTATCGATGCGAGGGAAGGACGAGCAGTACCTGCCGCACTGCGCGACTTGGCTGAATGGTAAACGATTTGAGACGGTGGCGATTGCGCCGCGCGCTGCGGTGCCGCCGGTGGTGGTGACGGGCAATTGGACGGAAATTCTCAAGATTTACAAGGCGACTGGCCGGTGGAATCGGGATCTTGGTCCCGAGCCTGGATGCACGGGCTGCACGGTGCCGGCTGGTGCCCTTTGCGCCGCCGGGCTGTAACGTCAAATCTCGTTTGACATATAGCCTTTCTCATGAGAGGCTATTTTCACCGGGGCACGGCGCCCCAGCCAACAGGAGGTCACAATGGTTTCAGTCAAACATCAGATCGGCAACATGACGCTGAGCGTGGTCGAGGTGGCCGGCGCTCGGCGATTCCTGCTGGATATCGAGGGCGGCGTCACCCATTTACTGGGACGTCTGGCCGCTGATCCTGGGCAGGCCGAACGGCAGATTGAGCGCGCCGTGGAGAATTTGAAAGCGCAGTTGCAGGCGGAGTGCGTGGCGTGACTGATGGTGAAAAGAAGAAGATTGCGGAAGAACTGCGAGAATTGACAGCCATGCGTTATGCGGGGGACTGTAAATGCGGCGGCTGTCAGTTGGTCCCGCGGAAGGTTTTGGATCGCGCTATTGCGGCGCTGAGTGCTCCCGAAGTTAAGATCGAGACCGGCTCGTTGTCCGAAATTGTATCCTCATCAACGACTGTTTGGTTGGTGGATGGCGGCTTTCGATTTTATCCCGACACCGGAACAAAGTTATCGGGTAGCGCGCGGGAAAAGATCATTGCGGCATTGAAGGCTGCGGAGCGCGCCGAATGACCGGAGACGAATTTCAGTCGATCCGCATGGGGCTTGGTTTGTCGCGCCGGGAATTTGCCGTTGCTCTCGGATATGAGGGCAGCGGCGATACCAATTTCAAGGCGATCAAGCAGTTGGAGATGGGCAAGCGGAACGTGAGTGCGGACATAGAGCGCCGCGCGCTGGCGCTGCGCGCCGGGGAGACCGTGTGATGGTGGACCTGCCGAGAAGCGATCTGGACCGTGCGGTATCGCATGAAGCGGTGCGGCCGGACTGGCCGCTGTCGCTGCACATTGTGGCGGTGTGGCCAAACGGCAAAACCACGATGCTGGATATCGAGCCGGGTGAGTTCTACGGCGTCACGACGGGCGCGCCTATGACCGGCGGTGCCGTGGTTGGAATGATTGAGCGGTTGGTGCGCACTGGCCAGCCAGCCGGCAAAAAGAGGTAGTCCGTGCCTGTTCTGACAAACCCGAGATGGGAGATATTTGCGCAAGAAGTTGCGAAGGGCACGACGGATGAGGCTGCTGCGGTGGCCGCTGGCTATGCGCACAATCCGAGCAATCATCAGAGCAATACAAATCGGATTCGAAAGAAGCCTGCTGTTGCTGACCGGATCAGGGAACTGATGGAAGAACGGCGCAGGATTCATGAGCGCGGGATCGAGATCGCAGCCAAGAAGGTCGGGCTGACAGAGGCGTGGGTGATTGAGAACCTGATGCTGATCGTGGATCGCAGCCTGGGCCGTGAGCCGATCCTTGGCGACGACAAGTCAAAGTACAAAGGCGGTAAGCTGGTTTATCGGTTCGTGCCGCATACGGCTGTTGCTGCGCTCGAGAAGCTAGGTCAGACGAAAGCGATGTTCATTGAGCGCGCAGAGGTTGGCCGGCCGGGCGATTTCAGCAACATGACGACGGAAGAGCTGCGCATGAAGGTGGTCGAAGGTCTCGACAAGATGCGGACATTGCTGCCGCCGGTAAAGAAGGCTGCTGGCAAATGATCATTCTGCGCGAGCGGATTGCTGACGTAATTTTCCAGCGCAGTTCTGAGGGGTCGGCGCAGTGCAAAGCGATTGCCGATTCGATCCTGATTGTCGCTCGTGAGCCGGATCCGCGGACGGTGGCCAGAGCGGCCGATGCGCTCGGCATGAATGCCACCCAGATTGCCGCCGTCTGGATGACGATGATCGACATGGCACGAGATTAAATCGCGCTGACGTAAAAAACCGTTTGACGAACGGCGCGGCATATGGGATGGTTCTGAACCGGGGCAGCGCGCCCCAATCGAAAGAGGTTCACCATGTTCAACCCGGCAAACAATCTGGTAGCGGCCGATGGCACGATCGACGTTTCGGCGTTGATGCGGGCAGCTCACATTCGCGCCAAGCGCGAGATGGCGGACTATCGCGCCTCTCGCCATTGCACGGAAGAAAGCGCAAAATACTGGACATACGCTCGCCATTTCAAGGAGACGATTCAATGGGCTTGGGACCGCGCAAAGACGATGCAGCGCCTGGCGCTGAAGGTGGCGGCGTGAGCAGCCAAGCGCAGGCAGATGCACTGCTGGCCGCGTGGCAGGCGTGCGCTGGATTGCCGCCGGCTGAACGTATGGCGGCTGCTGAGCGGCTGTGCAAAGTGTCGGGAGCCACATCATGATTGCCGATCTCCACAAAGCCCGAGACAAGGCCGGAGCCAATACAGCGAAGGGACGGCGGCTGACCGTGCTGTCGCAGTTGGTCCAGCTTTTCCATGTCGGCAGGATGGACCCTGACCACGAGCGGCGGGTGAAAGGCATCTTGCAGGAGGCTGCGGTTGGTGTTGCTGCAGAGCGCGGAGGTGCGGCATGATGGCATTCTTCAAGTTCATCTTCCTCGCCGTGCTGCTTTACGCGCCCGCCCTCATGTTTTGGCTGGAATTCGCCGCGTGGAAGGCCAGTCGATGAAATACCTGTCCGTCTGCTCCGGCATCGAGGCCGCGACTGCCGCATGGCACCCTCTGGGCTGGCAGCCTGTCGGCTTTGCCGAGATCGAGAAGTTCCCGGCCGCCGTCCTGGCGCACCATTACCCCAACGTGCCGAATTTCGGCGACATGACCAAGTTCAAGGAATGGCCTGATGCAGATGTCGATGTTCTCGTTGGAGGCACCCCCTGCCAGTCCTTCTCGGTCGCTGGACTTCGCAAAGGAATGGCTGACCCGCGGGGCAACCTCGCGCTCACCTATCTTGCCATCGCTGATCGGTATCGCCCCGAGTGGCTGCTTTGGGAGAACGTCCCCGGAGTCCTGTCGTCGAACGGTGGAAGGGATTTTGGAGCCATCCTCGGGGGCATGGTCGAACTCGGGTATGGGTTCGCCTACCGAGTGCTTGACGCTCAGTACGTGCGAGTGGACGGGTTTGGACGGGCTGTCCCTCAGCGACGACGGCGTGTGTTCGTTGTCGGAAATTCTCGAGACTGGCGACGTGCCGCGGCAGTACTTTTTGAGCGCGAAAGCTTGTCAGGGAATTCTGCGCCGCGCCGCAAAGCGGGGCAAGGATTTACCGCCGACATTGCACCTAGCATTGTCAGCAGTGGCCGAGGCGTAGAGCGTGCCGGAGATACGCGCGGACAAGATCCTGTCGTTGCGATCCCATTCGGCGGCAATAATACCGCTGGCCCCATCGATGTCGCGACCGCCTGCAATGCCCACGGCGGCCCGGCAGGAAGACTGGATTTTGAGAGCGAAACATTTGTCGCTTTTGACACAACCCAGATCACCAGTAAGGCGAACCGTAGCGTCCCTAAAGCTGGCGATCCCTGCCACCCACTAGCGGCGGGCGCGCACCCGCCAGCGATTGCATTCTCGTGCAAGGATTCCGGAGGCGACGCCAGTGACAACATTTCGCCGACGCCGCGCGCTGGCGGCTTTGCCAGTTCGCACGCGAACGCTGGAGTAATGCCGGCCATCGCGTTTGCCCAGAACCAACGAGATGAAGTTCGGTTGATGGAAGTCGCGGGGGCTATCGCCGCGGAACCTGGCATGAAGCAACAGACCTACGTGTCAACCAATTGGGCCGTACGGCGCCTGACCCCGACGGAGTGCGAGCGACTTCAGGGATTCCCTGACAGCTTCACCAACGTGCCGTGGCGCGGGAAGAACGGTGCACCTGACGGCCCTCGCTACAAGGCGCTCGGCAACAGTATGGCCGTCAACGCGATGCGCTGGCTCGGCACCCGTATCCAGATCGTCAGTGAACTCGCCGCGCCGAAGCTGGAGGCAGCAGAATGATCAGCCTCAGCAGCCATGGAGCAAGAGCGCGGAACTCCCAGCCTGATACCACTGAAAGGACAGAACTATGACTCTCAAGCAGCTATGGTCGACACTTCGCGGGCACAAAACAGAAAGCCAGGTTGCTGACAAGGCGATGACTTCAGAGCCGGATAAGGGCTCTCTGCACTGGTACGGCAAAGCTCTCGAATACAAGCAGATGCACGAGATGGCTGTGCGCCGGGAAGCGGACCTTGAACACCAGATCAGGCTGCGGACAACCGAGCGCGACTACCATTTGCGCATGGCAAACAAGCTGGCCGAGAGAGCTATTCCGCATATCCTAACGGGCGATCTGTTTAACGAACTTCTTCGGCGCGTTGACTTTGACGGGATGGACCCGCGCACGTTCAGCCTTGCTGAGCTTGAGCGAGCAATCCCTGGAGCCCAGTGGCCTACGCCAATCAATGAGGGCGCAGGCTCATGACCCGCACCGAGCGAGACATCATCATCGAACGCTGCGCTGCTGTGATTGACCGCCTCAACAGCGAGGGGCCGTTTCAGGCCATCGCCGGGGCGAAACACATTCGCGCACTTAAGGACGAGCCGCACGCCGAAGGCGACTGCATGGGCAAGATTTTGAACCAGACGTGCTCGCCCAACGAACGGCGCTGCAGCATATGCGGTTTCGAGCCGGACTGGCGCATCAATGCCGAGCGGGCAAGGGGCGGCTGACCATGAACATCAGCAATGAGGGAGCAGGATCATTGAGCGGCATGCCCAAGTGCGACCACTGCGGACGCTTCCACAACAGCATGAAGGCCGGCTCCAGCTTCGCCATGCGCTACTCGGGCTGGCCTCTTATGCCCGATCACGAAGCAACTCGATGCGTGGCATGCACCGAAAAGTACGGCGCATTGGAGCCGCAGCATGGCGTCGCCGCTTGGACGGCGGGCGTGATGGGAGAACACCCCAGCAATGAGGGCGCAGGAACGCGGCCCCCTCACCCAAAGACCGGAGAGACAGCATGACGTGGTTCAATATCAGCAGGGATCGGCACATCGTCCGATGCGACACCGAATGGTGCGAATACCAAGCGTCCTTTCGCCTTGAAGCCGGCGGCGTCGGATCGAACTACTGCTCCGCCTGCAAGATCAAGATTGAAGGACTGGAAACGCCCGGCGCAGGAACGCTGAGCCGCGACAATCTGACGACGAAGGGAGAGTGAAGTGGGTCAGCCCTTCGCCTTTTCCCGGCGCTTCAGCTCCTTCTCGATTGCCGACCGGATCAGGTCGAGACGATCTTCGCCCTCCTCCAGGGCAGCGTTCATCCGTTCCTTGGCGCCCTCCGGCAGCGTCAGATTGATGTTCTCCGCCCACTTTTTCTTCCGGCCCATCTTGCGGGGCATATCGCGTACATGAATTTCCGTCAAATCGCACCTTTTCGTGTACATGTTATTGACATCATATCATGTACACGTTATTTTTCAACCATCGAATTGATGGAGAGCGAAATGGCAAAGACGAAAACTGCTCGCGAAGCGCAATTGGAGAGCGCCTTGAAAGCTCTGACCGATGCCTGCGGACACGTGAACTTGGGCGCGCTGAACGGTACGACGGTCAAGGATTTTAGGAAGGTCATGAAGTTCATGGCCGCTTGTGAAGCCGCAAAAGAATTGCTGGGAGACCACTAATGGCCGATCTGAATGACGATGACGAAGAAGAAATCATCGCTGAATACGATTTCGCCGAAGATGCCATGGGGCTCGGTGACTTCGTTTCTACAGTGCTGAACGGGAAGGACATCGCCGACCATGAGATCTGCATTGATGTCCGTGACGATCAGCACCGCCCCGCGAAGTCAGCGAAATTCGTCCGGGATGGCTTTGGCGTCAGGCTGATGATCGAGTTCGACCGGGACTTCTTCTGACTACCCTACCCCCTCGCTCATTCGAGCCGACCGCGCGCCCGAAGTAACAACGCTTGCCAAAGGTGAAACATGACCAAGAACTTGACGCTGCACACCCCAACGCCTTGGGCTGTTCAAGAGAACGGCTTCAAAACGCAGTTCATCTACGGCAGCGACGCCACGCAAAAGAAAAGCCCGATGGGCGTTGCGTACAACGAATTGGTCGCTGGTGGCGATCACCCGTCTACGCTGAACGCAGCCAACGCCGCCTTCATCGTCAAGGCCTGCAACAGCCACGATGCGCTGGTGAAGGCGCTGACCGACATGGTCGCGATGTATGTCGATCTGGTCGACAGTGGCGATGCCGGTTTTTGGGACGCTGAGAAAGTCGATGAAGTGATCGCCTCTCGCGCCGCCCTAGCCCTCGCCGCCACCCCCGCCCAGTCCAGCAAGGGGAAGTGAGATGGCAGAGATGTTCAAGTCAGGGGATCGCGTTCACCATTCAGGGCGGGATGAAGCCGGCACTGTCTTGGAATTCGTGGCAGCTGGAGTTGTTCGGGTGCAGTTTGACAATCCAGCACCGAGCGGCAAGCCGAGCATTGGAGAGTTCGATGAAGTCTGGTTCCGAAATCACCCAGGCTGGTTGACCTTAATCCGCCAACAGACACCGGGAGCATGACGTGAGCAGAGACGTGCCGTTTAAAGCAGACGCCATTTGCGACTCTTGCGGGAGGCCGGGAGCCTTCGACTTTATGGGCGACTACATCTGTACCGCCTGCATGAAGAAAGACATGGGCGAAGATAACGCCACCTCCGCGCTCTTGCCTCATGATGGGAAGGGTGGTGCGGCGTGAAGAAGTTCAGCCCCGCTCAATTGCTCACCTTGAAGTCCATGCTTCGCATTGACGGATACGGCGGGAGGCTCGTGTATTGCTCTTTGCGAGATCAATCCATGCAGGCGCTGCAGCGTAAGGGATACGCCAGATGGGAGTTTGGCGGCGGAAAGTATGACCGGAGTTGCTGGCATCTGACGGACGCCGCCTTGGAGAAAGCGAAAGAACTATTCCCCGCAGAAGCCGCCGTTTTGGCTGAATTTCAAAGGAGTTGATCATGCCCCCAACAGAATCCATCGAACTCGCTTATGGCCTGCTCTGGGTGGTGGGTAGTGGCCGCTCTACGAAGAGGGGCGAGGCGCTGTATCAGGCTCGCAAGGCGCTGCTTGCCCAAATCGATAAGGCGGGGCAGTCGCGCGGCATCGTGGCTGCGAACAAATTGCTTGGCCGCGAAGATATTGGCGGCTGCATGTCTTCTTTCGAGGCTGAACAGACCTCACTCTCGTATCGAGCCGACCATCCTATGGATGAAGGCATGAAGCGAACACAGGAGATCATGCAACGGGGCGATATCGATATGGGCCGCCCCGCTTGCGGCCAGGGGGACGAGTGGGGCCGCAAGCCGACCGATAAGAACTACGGGGAGCGGAAGCTATGACCATCTATCACAGCCACGACGAAGCCGTGGCCTACAACGGCATGTCGCTGCGCGACTACCTAGCCGCACACTCGCCTATCGACTTCGCCTTTGCGATGCGGATTTTTGGATGGAGCCCAGACAATGGGCCATCTTCACTCACGAACGAAGCTGATCGGGTTTCGTTTTTAGCCGTATGGGCAGCGCTTCGATACGAATATGCCGACGAAATGTTGAGCCAGCGGGCATGCACGGTCACGCGCCATGATCGCGGAGGTGTAGCAGAATGACGCGCATTGAGCACATCTCGGATACGGTGACTGTCTACTTAGGAGACAACCGCGAAATTTTGCCTACGCTTGGAATCGTCGATGCGATCGTCACCGACCCTCCGTATGGAATCGGCGAAAACAGTAAGAAGGTTGCTTCCCGTATCAATCTTGCAGCTCCAAAGGACTACGGCAAGTTTGATTGGGATAAACAGCCACCTCCCGCCTGGCTTATCGCGATGTTGCGAGACATCAGCCGGCACCAGATCATCTTCGGCGGCAACTTTTTTGAACTCCCCCCCTCGCCGTGCTGGCTCGTGTGGGACAAAAAGAACACAGGCGACTTTGCCGACTGCGAGCTTGCTTGGACCAACTTGCCCAAGGCCGTCCGCCGGATCGAGTGGCTTTGGAACGGTATGATCCGCAAGGGTTCGGATGTTCGCGAGCACCCAACGCAGAAGCCACTAGGGGTCATGGCCTGGGCGCTCGACCAGCTTCCGGCTGACGTTAAATCGGTGTGCGACCCATTCATGGGGTCTGGAACTACCGGCGTAGCGGCAATCCAGAAAGGCATCTCGTTCATCGGGATAGAACGGGTGGAATCGTACTTCGACGCGGCCTGCAGGCGCTTGGCCGAAACCACGTTTGCACCAAAGCTTTTTAGCGACGCTCCCGAGCCAATCGAGCAGGAGGTGTTGTTGTGAGGGAACGATGGTTTCACTACGTCCGTTTGGGCGACCTCGCCGATTGGCTGATGTGCGGCTGGCTTCCTACGCGGGCGCTGGTCGATACTCACCATGGGCAACATGCCTTGTTGTGTGAATGGCCGTGCGACTGCCCTATGCCGCGCCCCTGTCGCACCCCCGCACTCTCTCCGCATAACCGCATGACAGAAGGAACAGGACGATGACGAAACCGAAGCTGCTGCCATGCCCATTCTGCGGCGGTCGCCCGAAAGCTGTCCACAGCTCGAAAGCAGAAATGCACGGAATCCGCTGTCCGCATGAAGGCTGCGTCATCGTCGAAGTTGATGAGAGCACTTTCGCTGAGGCAGCCCGACGCTGGAACCGACGTGACGCCCCCACCACCAAAACCGACCAAGGAGCAGGACGATGACAGAGACACAGCAAACTATCTCGAAATGGACCGAAGAGACGTTCGGCGCCGCATCCTCAAACGCACGGGTCGCAGCGCGCGCCAACGAGGAAATGGCCGAGCTGTTGCGAGCCTTGACCTCCGATGACGAGCACCCAAAGGCGATCGAGGAAGCCGCCGATGTGGTGATCATCCTGTATCGCCTCGCGCACCGGATGGGTGCGGATCTACATGGCGAGATCGATCGCAAGATGCAGGTTAACCGCAAACGGCATTGGAAGGTCGATGCAGACGGCCACGGCTACCACGTTCGAGACAAGGCCCTGGCCGACTAGCCCGCAGCCATCAGCAATGAACGCGGCCCCACCCTTACAGCGATAGGAGCGCACCATGAGTATCGAAAGCAACGACCTCGACGAGGCCTTGGCTATGCTAGCCGAAATAAGCGGCAGGGCGCGGGAGATGGGGCTTGGGTTAGCCAAGTATCCTGTCGCAGATGTGGAGCGCGTCGTCGCCGTCCTATCCGCCGGACAGGGCATCCCAAACGGGAAACGCTTCTTGTTCCCGGTCAAGTTCGAACAGCCCACCTGACCACCCCAGCACTCTACCCGCATGACGAATGATAGGAGACAACGAGATGCACGACATTGAATTTGAAAGTTTGCTCGATGCGCAGACCGCCCTGCGCGCGCCAGAGGCGGCCGACGCGCAGGCTGTGGCGTGGCAGGCTCGATCTGTATCCCCAGGCGGGGCACTCGGAGATTGGTTTTCTGTCACGAAGCGTCACTTTGACGAAGTTGTTACGGGCCAGTCGCGCGGTCTTTACTCCGGAACTGAAGTCCGTTGGCTCAAGGTTGGTAGCGCCGCCCCGCCGGCTGCAAGCGCGGATGCGGTGATCTCCCTGGGGGTTGCGGTCAACGCAAAAGCGCTTGCAAAGAAGCTGCAAAAAATGATCTCGCAAATGGAGAATTCCGGCGATTGGCGACTGTCGGAATACGAAGCGCGTTCGATCACCGTTGCCGCCGGATTCCTTGCGGGGCTAGCCCTCTCCGCGCCAGTAGCCGGGGCCGATGCCGGGATGCGGGAGCGGACGGGAGACGAGCTGGGCGCGACAAGCTACGAGGGCCGCGAAGTCACGCTACGCCACGATACGATCATCAATGGTATCCGTCACGACGCCGGAACCTATCGAATGCAGCGCGTCGGTCCGCCTGTCGAAGATCCGCAATTCTGACCCAAGACCGCTGAACCGGAGAACACAAGATGGATGCAGAGATGGAAGAAATTCGCCGCAGGACTTTTGAAAAATTCAAAGACCGAGAAGTTGTGATATTGATAAAGGCTGATTACGGCTGGGAAGTTGCGCAGTGGCTAGCTTCTGGCGGCGTTGCCCCGACATCGACATATGACACCCCACACGAGGCGGCGTCTCGTGCTTGTCAGCTTCTCCGGCTGACGGATCCAGTTGTGCCGCAGAACTGGCCAGAGATAGCTCAGATCGGCGGCGATGGCCGTGCCGCGCCGCCACGTCCGCGCTCCTAAGCAGGGATTGAGCATGACCATCATATACGAAGACGGGAAAGCGCCGCGCTGGGTCGAGATACCTCAGCCGAAAAGGCGGAAGTCGCCGCGGGCGCTCCGGTTCGCAGAATTGAAGGTCGGCGACCAGCTTATGCAAAAGCCAGCGGACAACTGGCATCGCAAACTCCCTGCGTATTTCCTCGTGACAGATATGTGGTTCGATCCAGTGGCGGGACAGCGCGACCCGATCGCGGGACAGATGGCAGCAATCGTGCGCATTAACGAGGCTGGCGAGCCTCATGGCTCCAAGAGCGGTTATCCGATCCGTGGCCTCGCGTCGCAGCAATTCCACTATGCCGATATCGACTACATGGCTCACGCCAAGGCTAGAGATGCAGCAAAAGCTTCGGGCTCGGTCATCGGCATCGGCGCTGGAAGAGCGATCCGTGACCGGCCAAAGATGCCGGGTCAGCGGTCATGAGCGATATGCGGCGGGCCTGATTGGTGACGTCGGCAGGATCGTCTGTTATAGCTATCTCTATGAATAGCCAAGTAAATCGGGATGAGTTGGCCACGATGATGGCCCTGCTTTCGGAATTGGATATCCGTGAGCAGCAAGCGATCCACGCGCAGCGTGGGTATTACGACGAAGACGGCGTGCTGCAGGGCGGCCTGATGTCGTTCTTTCGGTATTTCTGGGATGTGCTGGAGCCTGGCGCGGAATTGGTTGAGGGCTGGCCGCTTTATGCGATTTGCGAACATCTCGAGGCGGTGACGTTTGGGGAAATCAACCGGCTGCTGATCAACGTGTCGCCCGGATTCTCCAAGACGTTTCTAACGACGATTTTCTGGCCACTGTGGGAATGGTCGGCGATGGGCATGCCGAACCATCGGTTCCTGACGTTTTCGTACAGCGCCAGCCTTATGCAGATCGCCAACAACAAGACGATGGACGTTATCCGCAGCCCGAAGTTTCAGGCCATGTACGGCACGGTTTTTGGCATGAAGCAGGACGGCGCCAAGCATATCGTCAATGACCGCACCGGCTGGAAATTTGCGACGTCGGTGGGCGGTATTTCAACCGGTATGCGTGGCGATCGCGTTATTTGCTTCCCGTATGAAACCAAAGTCTGGACGGAAAACGGGCCGCGCGCGATTGGCCAGATGGTTGAAAGTCGGGACGAATCCCGTGTTTGGTCGTTGAACGAGCGCACGGGCGCGATGGAGCTGCGCCCGGCTATTCGCTGGTTTAAGAATCCGGGTAAGCGGATGGTTCGATTGCGGACGGGTGATGGTGGCGTCCTCGAATGCACCTATGACCATAAAATCATGACGCCGGACGGGTATCGAGAGGCTGGGCAACTAATTCCCGGCGACAATGTGCTTACCGCGCCGCGCTGGATGGGCGTCGCCCCGGAGTCGGAAGTCGCCAGATTTTCTCAATCCGAGATGCTTCCAAATGTGGCCGTTTCGAATATTGCTGATGGTGCTTTGGCTAACTCGGTATTCCTTAGCGAGCAGGTCGCCCCGCTCATAGCGGCGAGAGAAAATTTCCCGCACGATCTCCTCGGTGAGGTGGCTGGCTCCGTTCCTGAAATTGCCGTGAACTTTGCAGTCGGCGATGTTCTGCGCGCGCGTTCCGTATTCGATGTTGTCGAGGCCGGGGATCGATCGGTCCCCGTTCTTGTGCCGGACCTCCTGTCCATCGGGACACGGGCCAATGAACGCCTCGGCGACCATCCGGTGAGCAAATCGATAGACAGTTTTCCCGCCGATTCGCATCGTGACACGTGGGTATCCCTGATTGAGCAGCGGCGTCATGATTTTGCCGGGGATCGTCAATTGGTGGCCGTTTCGGGTGACAATGCGCGGAACACTCCGCACTCGGCCGTCGCGGGAGACCTGGTAAGCGCCAGAAAATCCAACAACGTCGCGCCAATCCTCTCCGTTGTTGTCCATGTCGAGTTTCTTCATGAAATTCCCTCCAATACGTATTGTTTGACGGTGGAGGAAAATCATAACCTATGTTGTGGCGAAGGTGAATTGATCATTTGCTCAAACTGTGATGATCCACACAACGTAAAGGAGATTGAGTCCGAAGTTGTAAGAACAGCAGCCACGACATGGTTTCGAGAGTCGATGTCCAATCGCGTCAACAATAACAAATCGGCAATTGTCGTAATTATGCAGCGCCTGCACGATCGGGATTTGTCCGGGGTAATTCTGGAGCTGGATCTGGGCTACTGCCATTTGATGATCCCAATGGAATACGACTTCAAGCGGCAGGTTTTGCCGGACGGCAGCCCGGTTGAAACCGATATTGGCTGGATCGACCCCCGCTATAACCCGGATGATCCGGAAAGTGCCGATGGCGAATTGTGCTGGCCGGAGCGCTTTCCGCCGGAGCAGGTGTTGGGTTTCCAGAAATCCCTCGGCCTCGGCTATCCCGGTCAGTACCAGCAAACCCCGCATCCCCGCGGCGGCAACCTATTCAAGCGGGAATGGTGGCAGCCATGGGATGCGCCCGAATTCCCTCAATTCGAATTCCTGCTAGGCGCCGTCGATACCGCCTTCACCGAGAACGAGATGAACGACCCAACCGCAATGACCGTATGGGGCGTATTCTACGCTGACGACGGACAGCCTCAGGTCATGCTCGTAGACGGTTGGGCCAAGCGCCTCCAGATGCACGGTTCCCTCCCCCTCCAAGCCGTCCACGAAAAGAACGTCCGTGGCACCCCAAACCCAGAGTACCTACAGCGCTGCGAGGGCCTGTTGCCAAGGGAACCCGGAGAACGAGACCGGGTTTACTATGAGCGAATAAAATCCCAATGGGGCGTGGTCGAGTGGATCGCCCACACTGCGCGATTGCGGCGGGTGAACCGGGTGATCATCGAAAACAAGACGGGCGGCATCACGGCGGCGCAGGAGCTGCGGCGGATTCACGGGCGGGAAGGGTTCGCGGTGGACCTGGTGAACATCAAGGGGGACAAGGTGCCTCGGGCGCTGGCGGTGCAGCCGCTGTTCTCTCAAGGGCTGATCTTCGCCCCGGATAGGACGTATGCGGAGAAGGTGATCTCCGAGATGGAAGTGTTTCCGAAGGGCCGTCATGACGATCTGACCGATACGGCGACGCTGGCGCTGAAGTGGCTGCGCGACAATGGATTTGCGAACCGGCCGGAGGAGTTGCGGGCGGACGAGGTGGATCGGAAGCAACTGCGGAAGAAGAACGCGCCGCTGTATGGCCTGCGCTGATTGTAATAATCCGTTTGACGGGGTAGCGTGTGCTGGTCCGCACCAGGGGATATCCCGGTGGTCAGCAGGGGGGTCGCTGCACGAAAGATTGTCTGCGGCCTTGGTAGCGGGGAGGGTCATCGACCGTTCAAGGCAATCGTCCCCTGCCCTCATTCGCAACCTAATGGAACCATCCACGTTAAACCGAACTGCAAATCTCAACCGGGAGAGAGACCATGGACGAAGTTGCCCAGAAGCGGGAAGAGAACGAGCGCCGCATCCGCGAGGATCAAGCCAAGCGCGACAAGGAAGATGCGCAGCGCGAGAAGGAGCGCGAGGCCAAGCGGGACAAGGCTGAGGCCGAATATATCAAGGCGATGAACGCCAAGTCCGACGACGGAACCGATGATGACTACGGCGATGATGACGGTTTCGATGGCGATGATACCGTTCCGGGTTCCGACACCGTGGCTGGCGGCGACGACTCCATTGCCGGTGGTGATGATACTGTTGCCAGTGCCGAGCGCCAGCGGAAGCAGCAGGCCGATGCGTTGGACCGTGTTCTCGGTACTGGCGACAACGACGTTCGCCGCATGCAGGGTGGCAGTCATCCCGCCGCAGACGGCACGGACGGCAAGCCTGCCGAACTGCGTCCCGGTCAATCAGGCTATCTGGGCAGCCAGCCTGGCCAGCGCGACGGCGGCGACGGCGTGATCCGCGACGAGAACAACAACGTGATCAGCCCTGCGGTCGGCGGCGAGGCCGGTAATGCGGCTACGGCTGCTCCTGACGGGCGCACCAGCCCGCCGGCACAGAACGTGACACCTCCGGTTGGCGGCCCCGAGAAGTCCGGCGCTGACGCGATCAGTTCGGCTGCCGGGTTCAACGCGATCGGCGGCGGCGACCCGGACAATGGCAATCCGGAGCCGGCCCCGAACAAGGAAGTGCCGCCGCAGACCAAGCCGGTTGGCAAGGTCGGCGACAAGCCGAAGGGCAAGCACAAGTGAGCGCGCTGATCGGGAATGGGGCTGCCGCGGGGAAACCCGCGGTGCCGCCGGAGCAGCAGCAGGTGATCGATACCTTGCATGAGGCGCTGGTCGCAGCGCAGTCGGGACTGATTACGTCGGTGGCGATCCTCTCGGCCAACAGTGGTGGCTTCAACATCGCCATGGCCGGGCCGCAGGTGGCGGATCTGTATCTCGCCGCCGGCTGCATGCAGGCCAAGGTGGTCGAGGTGTTCCAATCGCCGGAACCGAAGACCAAATCGAGCATCATCCGCTCGCGCTAAAATAAATGTGCCATTTGTCAAAATAGTTGTTGTGCCAAGGCCGGTCCTGTGGCACAACAAATCCATCGAGAAACAACCGATGGATTGCTCCGAATGACTTGGGTGCTGCTGTTGATACATTTCACCGGCCCAACGTCGCCCGACCGCGTAACTTATGGCGGTTCATTTCCAACAAAAAATGAATGCACGGATTTTGGTGTTGCGCGCCAAAAGGATAGGTGGAGCGTGCCTGAGTACGTTTGCTTTCCTGTCCCGAACGGTGAGCGCAAGTGAGCAAATCCGACCAATTGCGCGCGCTGCGAGAGGCGCGAGCCAAGAAATCTGACGGCAGCGGGGGAAGCAGACCCGCCGTCTTTAATGCGGACAGTGGGCGAGCGCTCGGCACCTTAGCCGCCGATAGGCCCAATGCTGGGGTAGCGACCGGCCCGTCAGACACCAATTCGGCCAGTGCAGCGAAGGGCAAGTCTAGCCCTGCGTCCCGGCGCCATAAGCGCGAACCGGAACCGGAACCTGCACTGGCCGAAGCCAAACGAAAGCCTGGCCGGCCCAAGGTCGAAGGGCCGCGCCCGTGGGAGACTTCCGGGATGTCTCGGCGAAGCTGGTATCGCCGGCAGGCAGCAAAGAGGGGCAGCAAATGACCCGCATTCTCTACCGTCTCCGCCACGGCATGGCCGCCAATCGGCTGATCGCCTGGAGCGAGGACGAGCGCGCCGCGGCGGACTATCGGCGCTGGGTGGTGACGCATCTCCGCGGTGACGGTCGCTTGTGGGAGTCGCTGTGATGAGCGAGTGCGCGCGCAAAAATAAATGGGTTAGGCCGTGTCGATTTGAGCCTCGTTACGACAGCGAGCCGCACAACGGGGCTGGATTTGAGGAGATTACGGGCATGCGGGGCAGTCGGATGATCGAGTTGCTGACCAAGCGCACGTATGTCCGTGACGTCTGTGTCACCTGCGGAAAGACGGTAGAGCGATGAGCAATTCAATCGGTTGGTATTGGCTGGTCGGCTGTGTCGTCATTGGAGTGGCGTTTGGCGCCAACGTTCGGGAGTGCCCTAAGGACGATTATCCGGCCGCTGATCTTTTGATCAAGGTCATCATCTGGCCGGTGATCGTGACGGCATCGTTTGGCAAGCCACTGCCTGCGCAGGGATGCAGGGTCGCGACGGAGGCGAATCCATGAGCGACTACGTCAAAACGATTGGTCGGCTTGGCGTTGCTCTGACCGACAACGGCGCTGTAATGCACGGATACGGCTACGGATGCAGCATCACATGTGTTGATGGTTGGAATGACAGTTGCCCGACCGTGAGGTTTACCTTGGCAGTCGAAGAATTGCGTGATCTGCGGTATCTGCTGGATCGGGCGATTGCGGTTGCTGATGAATCTGCGCGCAAGAGGGCTAGGCCATGACGCCGATGGATTGCGAATATCACCACCGCACCGGGTTTAGCGGCGAGAATTCGTGGAAGCCTGGCCGGCTGCTGCAGTTTGTTTTCGATAGCACCCGACACAGGACGGTTGCCGTTGTGCTGCCGTATGGCAGCGGGAGTCCGTTTGCGGCTGAACTGGTGGACATCCGGATCAACCACGTTCCGGAGTGGGCGGAAGGATTGAAGTCATGACGCCTATCGAGAAGGTGGCGCGGGCGATCTACGAGGCTCAACCGCGCAACAAGCCATGGGTGCTGCTGACGCCGCTTCACCGTTCTCGGCTTGAGACAGAAGCCCGTGCCGCCATCGAAGCCCTGCGCGAGCCGAGCGAGGCGATGCGGGCCGTAACGATCAATGACGTCGGCCGGTATGAGGATGATTGGGAAGCCATGATCGACGCCGCCTTGGCTGAAAGGCCGAAGTGACCGGCTTTTGCCCATGCTGCGGTGCCGCGGTGGCGTTGGACGTGCCGCCGCTGACGCCGACGCAGATGCGGTTGCTGCTGACGATAAACCGCACTGGCGACGACGGAATCGACATTGCTGCGCTGGCGGCCGAGACGGACGTCGATCCGCGGCACATGAAAGTGCAGGTCAACAGAATGCGCGATCGGCTTAGCGGATCCGGTGTTGGAATTGAGACTATGCGACGTGGCCGCCATCCGGCGCGCTACCGGATTGTGAGAGGGGATTACTGATGACACGGGATGAGGCGATTGCGGCGGTGAGGGATGCGAGCAAATTCGACACCAACGAGTTGGAGGATGGCCAGTTCGTTGACCGGATGGCGGCGCTCGGCCTGCTCAAGCTGGACGAGCCGAAGGTTGATGCCGCCGAAACACGGTTTGTCGAGGTTGACCGTAAACTGATGAATGATCTGGCTGCGTTTGATAACCGCCATCGGTCTTTGTCGGAATTTGGCATCGCCTATCGGGCGGCAGATGATCGGTTTGTCCGGATGGAGGCTAAACCGATGAGCGTCGATGAGCGCGTATGGGATTTTCTGAAGGGACGGTATTTCAAAATGAATGCGCATTCAAATACTGGAGGCGCGACGTTCTCTCGCGAGGCGGTCGATCAGATCATCTCAATTCTGGCCGTGGCCGGGTTCAAGATTGTCGAGTGCCGGGAAACGGAGCGGTGAGCATGTCCCATCCGAGCGGAGACGCGCTGGCGGCGAATGATGCGGCGGTCGAGGCTGTCGCTGATGCACTGGCAATGGAGACGATAAAGCAGGTCGTTAAGGAGGGGATGGAGGTGATGGACTTTGATCGTCTAGCCCGCGCCGCGATAGCCGCATACGAGTCTGCGATCGCCAAGTTGGACGTGGGGACGTGATGAAGTTTGCCACCGAATGCTTCCTGTGCAAGGCGCCGTTGCCGGAACTTCCTGCTCCGATCAAGCGGATATTGGAGACGATGAAGCCCGGCCAGACACAGCGGGAATACCGTTGCGAGCCATGCAACTTCAACAATCTGTGGTCGGTTTTGGATATCGCCGGCGAGCCGAGCCTTTTGACGAGCGAAACGGTTATGGAGGCGTTGCAGGGCGGGGCGGTGATCAAGGTTGCCGAACCCGACGAGAAAACGTTCCATTAACGCAATTGGGTAAACCGGCAGGTTTCATGCTATTGATGCCGGCGACATAGCCGTTTGCGCCGGGGGACATGATGGGCGAGCCAGAATATCAGATCGTGATCGAGGATGACGGCGAGGCCACCACGGTCGATCCGCATACCGGGGCGATCTCCACCGAATTGCCGGACGGTGGGGTGGTGGTGCAGCTCAATCCGCAGGCCGGGACGGCGGCTGAACCTGGCGAGTTCTACGCCAATCTGGCGTCCGAAATTAACGAATACGATCTGGGCCGGATCGCCATTGAGGTGGTCGAAGCGGTCGAGGCGGATGATCGATCCCGGCAGGAATGGCTGAACAACGTCGCGTCCGGGATGAAACTGCTGGGCCTGACGCTGGATCAGGCCGCCGGCGACGTCGGATCATCCTCGGCGCCGGTGGAGGGCATGTCCACCGTCAAGTCGCCGCTGCTGCTCGAGGCGTGCCTGCGCGCGTGGGCGAATGCTGTAGGCGAAATGCTGCCGGCTGCCGGGCCGTGCAAGGTCAAGGATGACGGTCCGATCAGTGGGCCGCCTGGGCAGAATGATCCACTGGCCACGGCTATGCCGGGGATGTCGCGGGACCAACTTGCCACCGCGCTTGAGCGGGACATGAACCATTATCTGACCACGACGGCCTCCGAATATTATCCTGACACGTCGAACATGCTGTTGTGGGACGTGGCGTTCAAAGGCTGCGGCATCAAGAAGGTTTACCGCTGCCCGATGCGGCGCCGGCCGGTGTCGGAATCGGTGCCGATTAAGGATTTCATCGTTTCGGACGCGACCAAGGATCTGCGGTCCTGCGCGCGGATTACCCATCAGATCGCAATGCGCCCGTCCGTCATGAAACGCATGATGCGGCTGGGCGCTTATATCGAGGTGGACCTGACGCCGCCGGGGCGCGTTGAGAACGCCGTGACCAACGAGATTGCCATCGTGCAGGGCGTGCAGCCGGTCGATCACCGTCCGGAGGATGAGCCGTACAACCTGTATGAGACGCAGTGCGAGCTGGACTTGCCGGAATTCACGCCGCCGCAGTTCAAGGATTCCGGCATCCCGCTTCCCTACGTGGTGACGATCGACAAGGACTCCCGGCAGGTGCTGGCGATCCGCCGCGACTGGTCGGAAGACGACGAGGAATGCGAGCGCAAGCAGCTCTACGTGAAATATCCCTACGTGCCGGGGCCTGGGTTCTACGGGACCGGGCTGCTGGGCATTCTCGGCAACACGTCGCTGGCCATGACGAGCGCGCTGCGCGAGGCGCTTGACGCTGGCATGTTCGCGTCGTTCCCGGGGTTTCTTTACGCGAAGATTGCCGGGCGGCAGTTGACCAACGAATTCCGGGTCGGCCCCGGGCAAGGAGTCGGCATCGAATTGCCCGCTGGCATGAAGATCGGCGATGCGGTGATGAAGTTGCCGTATTCCGACGCGACGCCCGGACTGATGACCATGATCGACAAGCTGACCGAGCAGGCGCAGCGGCTGGGCAATATGGCCGAGCTTCCGGTTGGCGAGGGTAAGCAGGACGCGCCGGTGGGGACCACGCTGGCCCTGCTGGAGCAGGCCACCAAAGTTGAGGCTGCGGCGCACAAGGGTATGCACAACGCGCAGGCGGACGAGCTGCAGTTGCTGGCAGAGGTGTTCCGCGAATACCCGGACGATTTCTGGAAGTTCAACAAGCGCTGCGCGACCAAATGGGACGCAGACATGCTGCGAATGGCGCTGGACAACGAATATCTGGTGCCGGCGTCGGACCCGAACATCCCGTCTCAAATGCACCGGATCGCCAACGCGATGGGCCTGGTGCAGCTCGCCTCGTCGCCGCAGTTTGGGCCGCTGATGGATACCGAAGAGGTGCTGCTGCGCGTGATCCGCGATGGCCTGCGTCAGAATCCGAACGGTCTGATCAAGCCGCCTGCTGCCTCGGCACCGCAGGCTGATCCGGCCAAGCTGATGGAGGCAGAAGCCAAGACAAAGACGGCCAATGCCAATTTGATCAAGGCGCAGACGGGCGCGCAGACGGCGGTGGCCGATCAGGTGCTGAAAGAGAAGGAAATCATGGGCCGGCTGGCTATTTCCCAGAATCAGGAAGATACGGCCAAGATCATCCACCAGAACGACGGTATCCGGGCTATGGCCGCGGCGCGCCGGGACGAGGTCGATCAGCAGGCCAGTCACGTTGAAAAGGCCATGAAAGTCGGACTTGATGTGCGTAAGATGAACCTTGAGGAGCGGAAAGCGGGTCACACCGAAGCTTTGGACATCCACAATGCAACTCGGCCTGAAAAGCCGAAAGGGGGCTAAAATGGCACATCCGTATGCTGGTCATCGGCAGACTTCCGTTGAACATGGTCGCGTCAAGTCGATGGTTAAGGAATACGCCACCGGCGGTGCCGTATCATCCAACGCGAAGTTGCCGGAGCCGGTGCGCAAGCAATTGGCGGCCAAGTCCAACGGCGTCGGCGGTATCGATCCCGGCAAGCCCAAGATGCGCTCCGACAAGGCCCCACGGGGCACGCGCCGGGCAGGCGCTGTGACTGATGCCGAGAAGGCCGGCGTGGCTAAGACGATGCGCGCCACCGGCGGTCGGGTGAAGTCCGGCAAGGGAACCAACGTGAATATCGTGATCAGCCCCAGCGCGCCGCCGGCTGCTGGCCAGCCCGTCCCGGTCCCCGTGCCTGTGCCGCCGCGCCCTATGCCGATGCCGCCGCCGGGCGCTGAAGGCGTGCCGCCGGGTGCGATGGCTGGCCCTGCTGGCCTCCCGCCGGGAATGCCGATGCCTGGCCGCAAGAAGGGTGGTCGCGTCGTGCAGGCGCCGGGCAACGTCGGCACCGGCCGTGGGGGCAAGCTCAAGATGGGCAGCCTGAACGCGCTGGATCGCGACATCCCGCGGACGCCGGGCAAGTTCGAAGGTCCGGGCAGTAGCAAGGGGCAGGTGGCGGTTGACATCGACGCCGGCGCCGGGTCTGGGGAGGGGCGCTTGGAGAAGACGAAGATCCAGAAGCGCGATCGCCGGTCGGGCCGGCTGTGAGCTTCATTCATCCGATCATGGATCGCCTCGATAAGCGGATTGACGAGCTTATCGAGGCGGCACGTCAGGGGCTGGAACAGCGCGTTCCGCAGGACAAATATCACTCTCTCTGCGGAGAGATTGAAGCCTACCGAGCCATCCGTGCAGTGTGTGTAGAGTTGGAGAAGGACGAACTATGAGCAAATCGAATTACGCCGCCCGCGTTGCGCAGTTTGCGGCGGCGGTGGATGTGAAGGGGGCAATCTTGGATGCCCTGAGCCTGCCAGACGGCGAACACGAGGTGTTCCATAGTCAGGTGCTGGTCGCCCAATATATCCAGCCGGAGAAGACCAAGGGCGGCATCATCCTCACCGACAAGTCCAAGGACGAGGATATCTATCAGGGGTCGATCGGGCTGGTGGTCGCAGTCGGCCCTTTGGCGTTTCAGGACACCGCGCATATCAAATTCGGCGGCAAGTCGGTTGCGGTTGGCGATTGGGTAATGTTCCGCAAGTCGGACGGCCTGTCGCTCTTCATCAACCAGGCGCCCTGCATTCTCTTCGAGGACGCCAGCATCAAAATGCGCGTTCTCGATCCCGAACTCTATTATTGAGGATTGGCCCCATGGCAGATGAAGCACTGAATATCGTGGTCGAGGATGAGGATCCCGCCGATGTTGGAACGACTGTCGCCGCTGATGCTGATGATCCTGTTGCGGCTCTGCGCGCGCAGATCGAGCAGGCCAACGCCGCTACGGCAGCAGAACGAGAAGCCCGGACGGCGGCCGAATCCCGCCGGCAAGCCGCTGAGGCTGAAGCCGCGACCGCGCGAACGGAGGCACTTCGGTTTCGGGGCGAAGTAGACGCCAGCCAGCAGGCCACGATCGACGGCGGGCTGGAGAGCGTCAAGCGCGACAAGCTGGCCGCTCGGCAGGCGATCAAGGCGGCGATGGACGCCGGCGACGGCGACGCACTGGCGGATGCGCAGGAACGGCTGGCGCAGGCCACCGTGGACGAGCGGACCTACACGCAGGCCAAGTCGGACATGGAAGCACGCCGCGCCGCGCCGCCGCCGCAGCGGGTGGCCGATGCCGGCGATATGGTCGAGAACATGGCCCGGCAGACGGACCCGAAGTCGGCCGCATGGCTGCGCGCGAACCGCGACGTCGTGACCACGCGGATGCCGGAAATTGGCCGCGCGCATAACCACGCGATCGGAGAGAACTTGGAGCCTGGGTCGGACGAATATCTGGCCCATATCGAAACCCGGTTGGGCCTGCGGAAGGACGCTGCTGCTGCGCCAGCGCCGCGGTCGAAGTCGGCGCCGGTGGCTCCGGTCAACGCGAGCGGATCGATGGGTGGTGGCACGAACGGTGGCGGCAACGAGGTCCGGTTGACCAAGAAGCAGGCTGAGGCCGCGCGCGATGGCACGCTGGTCTGGAATTACGACGACCCGAAGGGCAAGTTCAAGCGGGGCGAGCCGATCGGCCTGAACGAGATGGCCCGGCGGGTGCAGGCGCAGACGAAGGCCGGCCTATACGACAACAACGGCAGCATGTGATGCAGAGCGGAGAAAAATCCATGAATACCCAAGCAGCGCCGCGCAAGCGTGGTCCGAAGTCGAATGCGGAGAAGGCGGCTATTGCCGCTGCCGCCGCGCAGGAAGCGTCCCGCGGGCAGCCGATCGACATTGACGAGGGCGGTGATGACGAAGATGCGGTGGAAGTCGCGCCGGTGCGCCGCAATCGGCCCGATCCGCGCGCGCAGGTGCGCCAGCCCGTCCGGGAGAGCAACCGGGCGATGCCGCGCGCCGGCGGCGAGGTTCGTGGCCGCGACGGCGAGGTGCTGACGCGCTCCCGCAAGTCGAGCACTGATCCTTTCGAGATTTCGACGGCCGATGTGCCGGCGGGTTGGTCGTACCAGTGGAACGCCTTCCAGACGTTCGGCGCGGTCGAGGCCGATCGCCAGCGCGCCATGTGGGAAAACGGCTGGCGTCCGGTGCCGATGAGCCGCTATCCGGGCCGATTCGCGCCGGTGGGCACGGAAGGCGATATCGTTCGCGACGGCCTCCGGCTCGAGGAGCGTCCGCTGCAGTTGACCATGGAAGCGCAGGCGGAAGAGCGCCAGATGGCTCGCCGGCAGGTGACGAACCAGCGTGAACAGCTCGGCTTGGCGGTCCAGAAGGAAGTCGGTGGCGGCGGTTTTGCGGCCGATCCGCGCGCGGTGCGCGGCACCGGCGTTCGCCAGTTGGACGTCTCGATGGCGCCCGATCCGGAAGCTCCCCGCGGCGGTTACGAATACGAGTGATTGCCATGGCGGCTGAAGAGCGGTTCGCGTTCTGGGCGATAATGTTGGCCACGGCCCTCATTGTCGCCCTCGGCCTTTTCATCGCATAGGGGTCGGCATGATTGGCCGCAAGCGCCCGTACACCCAAGCCGAGATTGGCCGGGTTAAATGTTGTTGCGGGAGTCTGGCGGCATTCCAATGGAACTGCTGCGCTATCGACAACAGATGGGTTGCCCTCTGTCGGGATTGCGATGTTGGCCTGAATGAAATGGCGCTGGCGTTCTTTCGGGTGCCGGACAGAGACAAACTGATCGCGAGATATCGCAGGAGAGTAAAACGATGAGCATGATCGATTACGCTAAAATCGCGCGCGTCTGCCACGA